AGGCGATGGATTGAAAAGACAACAGGATGTGTTGTTATGTCACTTTCAAAGGAAACAATGCCTGATTTAATGAAAGAGTTTGCAGATTATCCAGATGTTATTGAGTTGCTTAATATACGCAAAAAGCTCTCAAAAACGTCTATTAAGAAGTATTATGCTATGCTTAATTGTGCCATGAAAGACCATAGAGTCCGTGGTACATTTCAATTCTATGGTGCAAATAGAACTGGACGATGGGCAGGTAGGCTATTGCAATTGCAGAACTTATCAAAAAATCATATATCACATATAGAAGTACCACGTGAAATGATTAGAGCACGTGATTGGGAGTCAGTTGAGATGATGTATGATGATGTTGCAGATATTTTGTCTCAGCTAGTAAGAACAGCTCTTATAGCATCACCGGGTAAAGTATTTAGTGTTGCAGACTTCTCAGCTATTGAGGCACGTGTTATATCTTGGCTTGCAAACGAAAAATGGCGAATGGACGTATTCCGTGGAGATGGTAAAATCTATGAAGCTACAGGAGCAAAGATGTTTAATGTGCCAATATCTGCTATTACAAAAGGCTCAGTACTTCGTGACAAATCAAAGATTTCAGAGCTTGCACTTGGCTATGAGGGCTCATTAGGAGCACTTAAGCGAATGGGCGGTGAACGTATGGGCTTATCAGATACTGAAATGATGAGCCTGGTGCGTAAATGGCGCTCGGCAAACCCTGCAATTGTAGATATGTGGAAAGAAATAGACGAAGCATCGAAAGAGGCTGTCAGATACCAAAGACCAGTATCATGCACATGTAGAAATATAATTTTCGACTGTAATGGTGAGTTTATGACAATACAATTGCCATCTGGCAGAAAGCTATTCTATTATGGGCCTAAATTCAAAGATAAGAAAATAGGCCGTTCTACGATGCCAACCCGAGTATTATGTTACCAAGGAGTTGTGCAAGAAACTAAGCAATGGGGCGAAATTGATACGTATGGAGGCAAATTAACAGAGAACATTGTACAAGCTATTTCAAGAGATTTGCTTGGCAATTCTATGTTAAATCTTGAGGCTAATGACTATCATCCCGTGTGCCATATACATGATGAAGTTTTGTGTGAAGTCCCAGAAGAGAATGCTCAAGCATATTATGAAGAAATGGCAAGCATTATGGGCACTCCTCCTGAATGGGCATCAGACCTTCCACTAAGAGCAGATGGATATACAACACCATTCTACTTAAAAGATTAAAAATGTGATTTGGCTGTGTTTATATATTGTTTACGCATATTATGCAAGTAGATAAATTGAAATATGATGAAAATTTGAGCATAGCAGTTGGACTAAATGTTTCAAGTAAAGTATGGAAAAATACCAAAACTACTTGGAGCAATTTAGTTCAAAAGCTAGCTACTCCTGTAGTAACCGCTGAAACATATAAGCGGTTTATGAGTGCCACAAAAGAAGAGCAAAGCAAGATAAAAGACGTAGGCGGATTTGTAGGCGGATTTCTTACAAATGGTAGGCGTGATAAAACAAATGTACTTTACCGCCAGTTAATTACATTGGATATTGACTTTTCTCACGAGAACTTTTGGTGGGACTTTACAATGCTATTTGATTGTGCCGCGGTTATTCATTCAACTCATAAGTCATGCCCTGAAAAGCCACGACACAGATTGATAATTCCACTTGATAGAGAAGTATCGCAAGAAGAATATCAAGCTATTGCCCGAAAAGTCGCTGGAGACCTAAACATTGATTTGTTTGACCAGTCGACTTTTGACGTAAATAGACTTATGTTCTGGCCGTCTGTATCATCAGATATGGAGTACTACTTTGAATTTCAAGACGGACCTTTCCTTGAAGCTGATTATATTCTTGGGCTATATAATGATTGGCATGATACGAGCGAATGGCCAACTGCTACAGATAGCACAGATGTAATAATGCAAGCTATCAAAAAGCAAGAGGACCCAGAAGATAAAAAAGGCATAATTGGTGTTTTCTGCCGTACTTATACTATACAAGAAGCCATTGAGACTTTTCTTTCAGATGTATATACACCAGCTGGAGAAGGGCGATATACGTATATAAATGGCTCTACAGCTGCGGGCTTAATAGTCTATGATGATAAATTTGCATATTCTCACCATGGAACAGACCCTGCTGGAGGTAGATTATGTAATGCATTTGACTTAGTTCGCATACATAAATTTGGCCATTTAGATACAGGCAAAGAAAAAGAAGACAAAGATAAAAAGAGCTTTAAGGCAATGGAAGAATTTGCTTCTAAGGACTTTACAACAAAAAAGCATATTGCTGAAGAAAAGTTTGCTGAAGCTAAATTCGAGTTTGCGGAAGAAGCAAAAGCAGAAGTTCCTGAAGAGTATGATACTTCATGGACAGAAGAGCTTGACGCTAATACAAAAGGCGAATATGATAATTCTGCCAATAACTTGAATATAATAATTCAGCATGACCAATTCTTAAAAGATGTATTTAAGCTAAACATTTTTGATAATAAAAGATATGTTACACGTTCGTTACCATGGCGTAAAGTCGATACTGTGGAGCCTCTTCGTGATGTTGACTATTCTGGTGTTCGTAATTACATTGAGTGTGTTTACGGCATTGTGTCAAGTCAAAAAGTGGACGACGCGCTTGCGCTTGAATTTGAAAAGAAAAAGTTCCATCCGATAAGAGAGTATATATGTGCTCAAAAGTGGGATGGCATACCGAGAGTTAATACATTATTGATTGATTATTTTGGAGCAGAAGATAACGCTTATACTAGAGCCGCCATTAGGAAGACGTTGGTGGCGGCTGTTGCGAGGGTATTCGAGCCAGGTATTAAGTTCGACACAGCGCTTATACTTGTCGGAGAACAAGGAACATATAAAAGTACTTTCGTTAAAAATCTCGGCATGGAATGGTTCTCAGATACATTCACAACTGTGCAGGGCAAGGAGTCATTTGAACAGATACAAGGGGCGTGGCTGATTGAAATGGCAGAGCTTTCAGGCCTTAAGAAAGCAGAAGTAGAGTCAATCAAGCACTACATATCAAAAAGAGAAGATATGTTCAGGCCAGCGTATGGTAGAACAGTAGAAACATATAAAAGGCAATGTGTATTTTTTGGTACTACTAATAACAAAGATTTCTTACGTGACCCGACAGGAAATAGACGATTTATGCCTATAGACGTAAGGCCAGAATATGCCACAAAGTCCGTAAACGATGACCTTACACAAGATGAAGTAAATCAAATATGGGCTGAAGCATATCAGTTATATTTAGCAAAAGAACCTTTATACCTTGTTGGTGATGAAGATATAATTGCTAAGATTGAGCAACATAAACACTCAGAAGCAGATGAGCGAAAAGGTATTATTGAAGAATATCTTAATACTAAATTTCCAGATGATTGGGATAAAATGGACCTGTATGACAGAAGACGTTGGCTCGAAGACCCATTGTCTAAAAACGGTACAGTACAAAAAGACTTTGTCTGCATTGCTGAAGTATGGTGTGAGTGCCTTGGCAAAGATAAGACAGAAATGTCAAGATATAATACCAGAGAGGTTAATGAAATTCTTAGGTCATTGCCTGAATGGGAAGCTATAGCATCCACTAAGAACTTTCCTTTATACGGTAAACAGAAATACTATAAACGTAAAGATAGTTTATTATGATTGACTTTAAGTGTAATTGCGCTATATGCCATAGGCTTATAAGCAAGAAAGATAAGAAAAATTACCCGTTTGAAATTGACGGTATTAAACTTTGCTATAATCATTTTCAAATGGTATTGTGTGCTGGATTATTATTTGAAGGCATGGACGATGAATGGCATTTTATTAACGCTAATGATATAAGATTATTATGATAGCAAATTTTTATAAACAACTTTCAGGTCAGAGTATAAAAGAAGCAACGTTGTTATGCTCAAAGAATATAGAAAGCATACCAAAAATAGATATGTTAGTTAAATTCTCAGGCCAATATTTTAAGGTTATTAAAGTAATTTTTAATATCGATACAATAGAATATGATATTTATATGAAAAGGTATGGAAATAACTAGTGAGAAAGTTATAGAGCGAAAGCTAGTAGAACTAGTCAAATTAAATGGTGGTATGTGCATAAAACTGCTGTGTGACCAACTTATAGGCTTACCAGATAGAATGTGCTTATTTCCGGGCCATAAAATAGTTTTTGTGGAATTAAAAACAACTGGACGAAAGCCTAAGCGTATACAGGCATATATGCACAATAAGCTTAGAGCTTTGGGTTTTAGAGTTGAAGTAATAGATACGATAAAAGGTGTTGAACAATTTATAGACAGCATTATATATGGAAATTAAGTTATTAGAAGTTGCCGGAGTAGTTCCGGTATATAAAGCCCTCCATTTACCATTTGGAAAGGGAATGAGTTCGGATAGAGATAAAGATAATGCATTGATTGCAAAGCTTATTCATGCAGGCCCTGAGCACGCAAAAGTGACAAGAGGCGTAATATATTGGCTTGAAATAAAAGCTCCAATATATTGGTGGCGTGAAATGGAAACGTATCGTATTGGCAGAGAGCGTTTATCATGCGAAAGCACTATGCACATAGACCGCAAAGGACTTAGCGGCGAAGAACTACAAAAGGCGAAAGCCGATATTCCTATGGGCAAAGAACAAAGAGCGATTGACTTGTATAGCGCACAATGTTTACGTGAAATATATAGGCAACGTGAGCATCACAGATTACCAGAATGGAAACAATTCTGTAAATTTATAGAAGAGCTTCCATATTCAAGAGACTTTATACTATGCTAACAGAAAAAGACTTACATGGTTACCAAAGAGCTACGGTAGAATTTATACTTACGCATCCTTATTGTGGAGTATTTCTTGACCTCGGCTTGGGTAAGACGGTATCAACACTGACAGCTGTAAACTATTTGATGTTTGACTATCTTGAGATTAACTCAGTGTTAGTCATAGCACCAAAGCGAGTAGCTGAGTCAGTTTGGCAAGAAGAAGCAGAGAAATGGGAACATACAAAGCATTTGCGCTTTTCTAAGATTATAGGTACTGCTAAACAGCGAATAGCAGCTGTTATGGAAACAAAAGCTGATATTTATATCATATCAAGAGATAATGTTGCATGGCTTTGTGCTTTATATGGCGGAGGCAAATTACCTTTTGATATGGTAGTAGTTGATGAGCTTAGCAGTTTTAAGTCTTATAAATCAGAGCGTTTTAAGGCATTACGCGGCGCAAGACCTTATCTTAAAAGGTTAGTAGGACTAACTGGTACACCTGCTCCAAATGGACTTATTGATTTGTGGCCTCAAATATATCTTATGGATAGAGGCGAGCGCCTTGAAAAGACAATATCCAGATATAGAGAAAGGTATTTTCGGCCAGGTCAAACGAATGGTCATGTCGTATATTCATACGATTTGATGAGTGACTCAGAATATCTAATACATAAGAAAATAGAGGATATTTGCATAAGCATGAAAGCCGATGATTATCTTGAAATGCCATTTAGGACAGATAACTATATAAAGCTTAGAATGCCTGAAGCTCTAAAGAAGCAATATGATGACTTTGAAAAGAATAAAGTGCTTGACTTAATAAGTGCTACTGAAACTGTTGAGCAAGAAGACAAAAATGGCAATTCAGTATTTGTTGAAAAGCCGGTAGAAGTAAATGTAGTCAATGCTGCTGCCCTTTCAAATAAATTACTTCAATTCGCTAATGGGGCTATATATGATGAAGAAAGAAATGTGTTTCCAATTCATGATATTAAGCTTGAAGCTCTTAAGGAGATAATCGAAGATGCAAATGGCCAATCTGTGCTTGTAGCATGGACCTATCAATTCGATAGGGATAGAATCGTGGAATATCTTAAAAAATATAAGCCAAGAGAGCTTAAAAACAATAAAGATATTGAAGACTGGAATACTGGTAAAATACAAGTTATGTTAGCGCATCCAGCATCAGCAGGCCATGGGCTTAATCTTCAAGCAGGAGGTAGCATAATAGTTTGGTTTGGGCAAACATGGAGCTTAGAGTTGTATCAACAATTCAATGCTCGATTATATCGCCAAGGTCAACAAAATCATGTGGTAATTAACCATTTGATATTGCAAGGCACTCATGATGAAGATGTAATCAGAGCACTTAAAGCAAAAGATAAAAAGCAGAATGCTCTTATGGATAGTATTAAAGCAAAAATTAATAAATATAAAAAATTTATGTAATATGTTTACAAAGCAAGAATTCAAAAAAGTTATAGCTGAAAAGCTTAAAGAAAAATCAGTAATTACTAGAAAAGAGTTAATAAATACCAGTAGAAAAAGTATAGATAATAACTCTAAATTCTTTAGAACTATAGATTCTACAGTTGATACTTGCTTAAGAGAGTTAGTATCTTTAGGAATTATAGTAAAAATGGAAAAAGGAACATATAAAAAAGTATAAAACATGGGAAGAAATGGTAAAGCAATTCCGGTTTTTTCTAGAATGATTAAACTGGTAAATGATAACGTAGGAAGTGTTATCAGCTCAAAAGAAATGCTATTAGGCAATGAGCCAGGTAGAAACTCAGCAACAGCATATTTATACAAGTTTATAAAGCTTGGATACGTAGAAATAGCTATTGAAGGTGAAAAAGATGTACTCAGTAAAGAGACAACCTATAGAATTAAAAAAGCCTTTCCAGACCATTACAATTCTGTAATGTTGATGGATGAGCTGAGAATATATAATGGACTTATTCCTGAGAAACGAGATTTTGCAACAGCATTAAATAGAGTAAAGGCATAAAAGCAATAGAAAGTCAAGTAGGTGGAAGCCATTACAAAGATATGGCTTTTCAGCCAATAGAGTTAATAGCTGCTATTAGATGTTCTTTTATCCAAGGTTGTATAATAAAATATATCAGTAGATATAAGAGTAAAAATGGCGCTCAGGATATAAAGAAATGCATCCACTATGCTCAACTAGCGATTGAACTGGATGACAAAAGAAGATGTAATGACAAGGTTTTATCAATGAGCATAAATAAGTACGTTATCAAAAACAAACTCACTATACTTCAACGAAGAATAATAACTCAAGCAGTATATAATAATTATGTTCAGGTTATTCAATACTGTAAGGAGCTGCTGCAGTTGGAATATCCAGAAAATGTATAACACGGGCCAAGTTAAGAAGTGTTAAATATGTAATTTTTATGAGGAAAAATTTTCTATTCTCGGAGAAAATTAGTATATTCGCATATCTAAAATAAGAATAGAAAAATGGACAAGAAAAGAACATTTCAGCAAATAGCCAGAGATATAAAGTCAACTTGGATGAATGTATACTTTGGGGCAGTGCCTTATCTTGAGGCATTATTAACACTTGATACAACAGACCCAGAAGCTCTATATGGAATTGAGACGGCTGGAAATATTACAAGATACTTCTTAGCCAATGCTCAAACATTTAGAGGAGCAGATGCAAGAAGATTAAAAGAAGAACTTAAAACTTTAATAAACAATGGCTAACATCTTAGAACAAGCGAACAAAATCGTAAATGAACGCTCAGAGGAAAAAGAGCGTCAGTACGGGTCTTTTAAGGCATCAATGGAAAGAGCGGCAGCTCTTTATAACTTGATGTCGCCTAAAGACCAGCAAATAACAACTGCTGGTATGTATAGAGCTATGATAGCTCTTAAGTTATCGCGTGAGGCTTATGCGCACAAAGAGGATAATCTTCTTGACGCAGTAGCTTACATGGGTTCTATGAATGACTATCTGGAAGAGCTAAAGATATTTTTAATGACAAATAATTATGAAGCAGTTTATTAAAAATTTTTTAATAGGTTTATGCCTTGCACCTATAGCAATAGTGATAGCATGTGTAATGATTTCGCCTATATTTATTATGATGTATGTGCATAACGAATGTATACAAGGGCTACTACTGTTAGTATATATGGCTTTATTATTTGCCGCCATTGTGTCGACTATTAACAAACTATCAAAAAAATAATAAAGAACTTAGAGATAAAATTAAAAATAATTATGGCAAAAGTTTATAACACAACAGACCTCAGACCAGACCAGGCGTTTGAGCGTCATGTATTCCACAGAGACCAGTTTGCGCATTATTTGCGTTGGACTCACATTTTGAAAGAAGCCAAGATAGGTGAATCTATCGTTGATTTTGGTTGCGGGACTGCTAATTTACTTGAGGTGTTATACCGAAACAAATTTAAGCAGAAAGAGTATATTGGTATTGATATTCGCGAAAAAACAATTCAACAAGCTGCTGAAAAGTATGCAGATGTACCTTGGGCTCATTTTTATGTAGCAGACCTTGTTAAAAATTATATGGATTTTAGCCAATTTAATGCTGATAAGGTTTGTGCATTTGAAGTACTTGAGCACGTAGGCAAACAAAATGCTCATAAGTTCCTTGAGAACTTTAAGGCCTGTGGTAATAACAATGCTACTTATTACCTTTCAACTCCGAACTACGATCCATCTGTAGGAGCGGCTGGTAATCATACTTATGATTCTGGTGATGGGCGTGGGGTTGACGTACAAGAGTTTGACCATTGGGAGCTTGAAGGCATATTGAAATGTCACTTTGATATTGTAAAGAAGTTTGGTACGTTTGCTTCAGCTAAAGACTATAAGCCACTGATGAATGATTGGCAGCAGAAAATGTTTGATGCTCTTAAAGAGTATTATGACTCAAACCTCATTGCCAATATCATGGCTCCTATGTTCCCGGATGCTTCACGTAATACTCTTTGGGTATTAAAGCGTAAGCCTGGAGATGTAAAAGTTGCTCCTAAAGCCACTGAGCAACCAAGTTTATTCGATGACGATTTAATGTAACAGATATGAAGATAAAAGAAGCTTTATTCAAACTCAATGACTTTTGCAATGCAAATAGAATTGAGTATATGGTAACAGGTACAACTGCTCTGGCTATGCTCGGAGTTCCGTCTAATCCGCAGGATATAGATATAAAGGTGTTTCATCTGAAAGAAGAGCAGGAAGCAAAGTTAAAAGAACTTCAATTCCTGTCTGGCCTTGAGAATGAAAACTATGAAGAAGGCAAGTGTTACTCATTCATGATTGGTGGAATCAAGATAAATGCTATCATTGACAAGACCGAAAGTTATGATGAGATTATATCCAAAGAGGTAGTATTGGATATAATTGACGAGTCTCATGCAAAACATCATCTTATAGGTGTTCAGCTAGTAGTTCTCGCCTTAAAAGATAAGATGAGGCTCAGAAGAGATAAAGACAAAACATATATGTTGAACTTAATTGCTAATTTGACGTCATTATGAAAAGTTTAATTTCAGTAACTCCAAGAGAGTTTAAGCGCAACTTCAATGAAGTAATGGAAATGTGCACAGATATGTGCATGACAACCAATCAGGAGATTATTATCACTGTTCCGAGCAGAAAGTCAAATACTCATGCAGAAATAGCTAAGCTCGTTCCTGTAGAAAATGGCAGAGGTATTAAGTATGAGTACAACAAAGAACTTATGGATAAGCATGGCATTAACACTTCTAATCCTAAGCTTTCAAAAATTGGAGCTATCACGGCTGACGCTTTTGAAAAAGAAGGAGTTTACAGCCTTATAAGTCCAGAAGTTGAAAATAGACTTGCTAGAGCCGTAGAAACAGCAGCTAAGGAACTTGTTAAAATAGTGTAGTTATGAAGTTTGCAAAAATAAGAAATGTAAAGTCTCCTGTTCGTGGGACTGGTAAAGCAGCAGGAATTGATTTTTTCGTTCCTAACTTTGGAAATAACAAAGGTTTTATCGTAAATCCAGGAACTGACGTTTTGATACCATCAGGTATTAAGATGGAAATTCCAGAAGGATATATGCTTATGGCAGCCGATAAATCAGGAGTTGTAACTTCTAAATGGGCTTGCCTTGGAGCTGGTAGAACACCGAAAGCAGAAGCATTTGAAAGCATTGTTATTCTCGGGGCTAAGATTGTAGATGAAGATTACCAGGGCGAAATTCATATACATGTTGTTAATGTCGGCAAAGCCAAGGTTCATATTAAGCCAGGTATGAAAATAGCACAATTTATTCTTGTGCCTGTATCGTATGAAGGTCTTGAAGAAGTTTCTGAATCAGAGCTTTTCAGCCGTTCATCTGAGCGTGGTGATGGAGCACTCGGGTCTACAGGCTCATTCTAAAAATAACTAAATTGAAATTAATTATGAAAGCAATTGGAATTAAAATGGTTGACTTACAACCAATGACAGCTAATGAAGCTATAGAAAAAGGTTATAAAACCAATAATTACACCGGTGAAGAAAAAGGTTATGAAGTAACTTATACAGATGGCTATAAATCTTGGTCGCCAAAAGCTGTTGCTGATAAGGCTTATTTTAAATTAGCTGATGAACATGGCGAAACAATTAAGCAAGAAGACATTGAAAGGTTTATTGCTAAAGAGAGCGTCACAACAGCCGGAAGTAAAAATACGGTAGTTACTCTTGCTACAATTACTGGTTTTGAAGCCAATGGTATTTCTTCATGTGTAAAACCAGAAAATTATGACGCTAATATAGGCAAAAAGTTTGCTAGACCACATGCGGTAGACCAAATTTGGGCTGGCTTAGGATTCGTTCTTCAGTGGGCAAAATATGGACTAACATTCAACAAATAATCGATTTATACATTATTCTCGCGCGTAATATCGCATGCAAAGTATGAAACAAAAGAAATATATTCAGAAAAACACATGGGCTCTAGAGCGCGCGAGAATATATAAATCTTAAGCAATGAAAAAGAAAGCAGTAGAAATACCAGAAGTTATTTATACAGACCAGTTTCTCAGATTTGTAGCAGTTTATGCTAATAGATTTAGAGCAACAAATGGTTATGGAAGATGGCTCGCTGAATATAGGCGGATGGATGAGCAAGGTATGTTTAAGCCTGAGAAGTTGAGAGAATTATATATCAAGATACTAGATGGCTCAAATACCTTATCATACATATATTGGGACGCTGTGCATTATATATGTGTACAAGCACTTGATGCAGCTAAAACATTTGCTTTAACCAATTCGTTTGAAATTAGAGTAATAACTGGTGAAATTGCTTTTAATGATGACGATGAAGAGCTCAAAGATTTATCCATGGAGGAAGCATTAGCTATATGCAAAGCCATGAATGATGAAGCTGAAGAGCTTTTATTTAGAGTTTACAACAGCAATACAAATAAACTTGTTAAGTGATATGGCAACAATAGCTGAAAAATACTCTTATAATAGATAGTCCGGCCGACTTAGAAGTTGAGATGTGTCGATATAACTGCCATACAAAAGAAGAACTTGAAGAAGTTCTCTGGTATGACTATGGCGCAACTCTAGTGTTAAACTTTGAATATGAAGAAGCATGAATATAGCATATAAAAATGCTACTGAGGCTTTTGAAGACCTATATACTTTTATAATGGGCCAAGGAGTAAATACTAACGTTGGAACAAAAGCTGTTTACAATGTTGGTTTTTACTTACTTAATCCTCAGCAACGCATCATAACAACAGAATGGCGTAAATTCAGCGAGCGATATGCAGAGCGTGAATACGCTTGGTACATGTCATGTGATAGGAGTGTAGCTGAAATTAAAAAGCATGCTCCTATGTGGGATAAAATGCATGGTGGAGATAACATTGTCAATTCTAATTATGGATGGCAGTGGGCTCGCAATCACCAATTGGCAAAGTGCATTGAACAGCTTAAAGAGAATAAAGATACTCGTCAAGCTTGGTTTACTATATTTGATGGCAAAGAAAAAGATGACTATAAGTATGATACACCTTGTACGCTATCAGTCGGATTTGATATTAAACCTCAAATAGGAACTCTTGATATGTGTGTAACTATGCGAAGCAACGATTTGGTTTATGGTTTTTGCAATGACCAATATTGCTGGACAAAACTTCAACAATTAGTTGCAGATGAGCTCGGTGTGCCAATAGGCACTTATTACCATTTTGCTCATGATTTGCATATATATAAGAGACATTTCAATATGCAAGAAAAGTATTATAAACAACAACTTAAAAACTTATAAAAATGAAGCTGGAAGATTTGAAAGTTATTGATATTATTCAAATGCCTCAGTTTGAAAAGCATATTGAGGCTTTGATTAAGGACTTATACTTAACTCGTACGAAGATTATGAATGAACATCCAGGTGTTCAATTCAAAAGAGGTCCCATTGAAAGACTACAGGAGAAAAAGGTATTTGGGCCTAAAGCTCTTGCTGCTCTTTACGCGAAAGTAGTCGATAAGACTATAAATGCAAGCGAATATCCTTCTACACTTAGAACTTTTATTAAAAGGATAGGTGATGAAGCTTTTCATAGAACCTATCTTGAGTTAAAACAAGTAGAAGAGGGAGAAAAAGTAGAAACAATAATGGTTAAAAAGGAAGAAGATGAAAAAGGTGCTTAAATTTTTATGGAGATGCGTAGGTGTACTTTATTTCCCTATATATCTATTAGCATGGGTATTGCATAAAATAGCAAGACTCATGCTTGCAATTGCATATTTTGGATTGCTTAGCAAGCAAGCTGGAAAAGATATAATCAAGTCATTATTTAAGTGGCATGGAAGATATTAAGCAATATGGAGACTTAACCGAAAAGGAACTCTTTGAATTTCTCGATGAAATTAAAAGCGATGATGAGGATATTCAAGAGGCTCAATCTGAGGCAATTGAAAAAATTACCTTAGAAGAAGAGCATGTTGAATTATCTGAAGAAGAGCAGGAAAACAGAGAGATTGAAGCTAGATATGGAGATAAAATGCCATGGACAGGCTTAGGTCCAAACAATTGCCAAGGCGTAAAACTGTTTGGACCTGAGGGACAGCGCAGAGCTGCAATGGCTAGCATAGAAGCTAAAAGGAAAAAGTCTCAACGGCTTAAAGAAGATAGAATACGTATTCAGCGTGAAGCTTTCAGGCAAGAATATATACGCCTGAGTGACCCTATAGGAAATGAAAGGATTAAGCTGTTAGTTTCATCACTTGTTAAAGAACACACAAGAATGGTTGATAAATACTCAACTTATATAAACAAGCGATTAACTACTTTACTTAATCCTTTTATTCCACGTAGGTTAAGAATATGTAAAAGCTTATATCCTGACTCAATTCGCCCATGCCCTGGCTTTTTATATAAAGCAAGTGAGGAATATGGTGCTGGATTAACTTTCTGGGCAATGCCGAATATCCCATATTACTTTGCTCAAAATACAGAGCAAAAAGTTCTTATGGAGCATAAATCGCCATTCTTGGTAAATGTGGACCAGTCCATAAAGTTCTATCATGAGCATCTTAAAAAAAGAGCAGACAAAGAGCTTAAATATGCTTCTTTAATATATCAAAAAGGCGTATATTCATACTTTGACCTGTTAAGGCTTAATCCATTTTGGTATGAAGTTTTATATAATGATTTGCAAAACAAGATTAAAGAAATGGTATGAAAAGTAATAACACTAAATTAGCATTGCCAAGAATTTTAATCTATCAAGATGAAGACTGTAAAATCCTGGTAGATTATTTGGTGTATAACGGCTTTCAAGTAATAACCTCAACTGAGGATGATATACTAATCAAAATCAGAGAAAAGAATTATGACTTATGCATATTAAGCCATTATAAAACAACAGATGCCTCTATGAGGCTAAAACCTTTAAAATTTTTGCGCAAATCAGATGATAAAATACCAGTAATAATGGTATCAGACAAGGCCCAATATGAGTATGTTATTGAAGCATTCGATGAAGGCACAGATGATTACGTTATAAGGCCATATAACATTGAAGAACTTATAAGAAGAATAAAAGCCGTTTTGAAAAGATGTGGTGTGCGAGTAAGAAGTATAGAGCCATCTTATGAGATAGGCGATTACCTGTTTAATACAGTAGATAAAATTCTTACTATAGGCAATGTAAAAACACAGCTTAATAATAAACAAAGCCAAGTTCTTGCTTTACTATGTGCTTATAAAAATGAAACATTACCTAAGAAAATACTTATGCAACAAGTATGGACTGATGATAACTACTTTAATAAACGTAGCTTAGATGTCCATATATGCATGCTGCGAAATATGCTTAAAATGGATAACCGAGTAGCTATAGAAACCATACGAGGAGTCGGTTATTCTCTCGTTATAGAAGAAGATGAAAGCTTAATGTAAAAAAGGCAGACTACTTTTCTGTAGTCTGCCTTATATTTCTCTCGTTCACTTGTTAAGCAACACGTTTCTTGAAATTCTTCAAAAAATACAGGCTCATTTTTCCTGTCACAAAATCCTCATCTTGATTACCTGTATGAAAACACTTAAGGCCATATTTATTGGTATAAACCTTAAAATCACCGCGTAATTCTCTCGTCCCAGTTTGGTTATTAAACCACCACACTCTAATACGATTTGTATCAAGCCATTTTATTTGCTGCTGAATATATTTAGTAAGGTTCTCATATTCATCATAATCGGCTTGGTCTTCAACATACGGGACAAAGGTGCATTCTATAAGGTCTGAGTCATCAACTGCTTTCCAATCATCTTCTATATAAAAATTATTGGAAAACATTTCAGATACCTCATTGGCTTCTTCCAAATTGTCTTCGTCTAATGGCTCTTCGCCATAATACAAAAAGCAAAAAGCATCATTTGATATTTGCAAAGTCTGCTTTCTGCTGTAATCTAAAACAAAATTGCTCATTTATTCTCCCGTTCTATAGTTTCACGATATTTCTTCTCAAGCTCTGCTATTTCATCTAAAGCAGCTTGAGGCTGAACTAATTGAACAGCTGTTGGCAGTTCATTTTCTTCTTGCATTGCTTGAACTGACTGAGAGCCATCAAGCAAATTCTCTTGCTGTACCTCTTGGGTATTCTCTTGTTCATTTATTTCCATATTGCAATTATTTATTTTTGTTCAACATTTCTCTCGTTGGGCCTTGTGATATTCTCCTGTCCAATTGTGGCGGATATTCTCTCGGCCATTTCCTCTGTTAACTCCTGTGCCACACTCGGGGTCCAATGTGGACAATTGCTGCATAGTCCACTGTGCACACGAGCTACACAGCTTGTACACTCAGGCATAAGCTGTTTAATCATAATGACCATGCGGCTTTTATGTGTTCTAGTGTGTAACATTTTTTAACAGTTTTACTTTTGTTCTTTTATAGGCTAAAGTACAAAATAATCTTGATATAAATTACTGTTTTACAGACTTTAACATAAAAATTTTTCACTGGTTTATTGCAGCTTTAATATAAAAATATAAAGCTCTAAATGCCTCGAAAATATATGAAATTTCATTATTCTCGTTCATTCTCTCCTCATTTCTTTTTATAGATTTAGTTTACTATTATTCTCAAATAAAAGTGTCCTAGAAGCCAAGAAAATGAGTCAACTTTTTAGCCATAAATTTAACAGCTATTTATATAACTGCTTGGTGGCTTAAAGCTCAGGAAAGTCCATGCCTTAATTCATATTATAGACTTTATAAAAATACATTGATAGATACACTTCTTTTGACCTTTATCGCGTCAAATTGAGTTAACCCATATTATAGTACACCTAAAGCCTAAAAGTGTTCTAGAACGCGAAAGAAGCATGTTTCTATGAGTTTACATATTTTAACATAAATCACAATAATACAAAAATAGCTGCATACTTAGATATGCAGCAAAAAAAAGAGCCGCCTCTTTCGAGACGGCTCCATGGGAGAAACGGTGTCAGGTGGCTGTGTTATGCAAGTGACTCCTCTTCGGCTGTAGTCTCAGCAGGAGCTTCGGCAGTTTCTCCATTTGCCTGACCGGCGAGATATTCATCCAGCTCCTTCTTTGCATCCTCGAGCTGCTTCTTTTTGGCTTCCAGCTCTTCCTGAGCTTTCTGCAGCTTCTCCTCTGCCTTCTTCACATTCTCCTCACAGCGAATTACGCGGTCCTGAGGAGTAAGCGGAGTGCGAGTTGCTGCTGCCTCACGACGCTCCAGATACTTGGCATTGAGCTGTGCACCTTCTTCGTCGAACTCTTCGGCAATCTTAATGCCCTCGGCTTTCACAACCTTGTGCATAGTCTTCGTTGCAAGCGGATTGCCTTCGATAGGAGCCGGAACTGAAATGCGGTAGAGCAAGCACTGAGCTCGTTTGTCAGGCACGATTGCCACGATACGGCCAACTACCATTTCAATGTGCTCTTCACCGTTTTCGTCTGTAGTGCGGTATTTCTCAAATTCTACCGTTTTACCTACGTTGCCGATAACTTCGTTAACCTCTTCGGCAATTGCTTCCGGTGTCCATTCAATTTTGTCTGCCGGGTCTTTTGCTTTGCGAGCGCGGGCTTTCTTCTCCGGCTCAACAACTTCATCCAGAATGCGAACGAGATTGCTGTCGTGTACCTTAATGATGCGGCGTCCGTCGTCTGTCTTGATTGCGTAGAGCACCTTGTTGCTGCGCTTCTCTTCAATCACTCCGGCGATATAGCCGTCAACCCATTCTGCGGTGTTGAAAGGAACTGCCTGACAGCGATGGTTAACGTTCTTCTTCAGCTCTTCGGCCAGTGCATGACGGTCCTCATCGGTCATCTTTGGCTTTTTCTCCTGAGTTGCCTTGCTGCCATTGTAAAGCGGGTTGAGCCCGCCATTCTCTTCAGCTGCCTTAATAGCTGCTTCTTCCTCAGGGCTGAGCTGAGTTTCTTCTTTACTTGCAGGAGTCTCTTCTGCGGTTGCCTCAGGAGCTGCAGGAGCAGCGGGGGCCTGAGCCTGTTCACGAGCTGCGAGTACGGCTTCGATAGCCTTCTTGTCTTCATCACTTGCTGTTGCCAAAAGAGCGTTCAGCTTCTTCGTTGTCATCTGAGAAAATTTCATTGTTACCATAATACTGTAATTTTTGAATTGTTATTAAAATGTTATTGTTTAATTTTGATATTGCAAATATACTATGTTTTTTTGAATTATTGAGCTGCTTTGGGAACTTTTTTCCAAGTTTTATGTTAAAAAATATCAATTGAGTTTTTTAAACGGCCCTAAGAGTCCGAGAATACTTATACTATATCCCTCCTTGCCAAAAAATCTGAGTGCCATATTAGCCAATCTTGATAGGCTCAAGGCTTCTGAAGAAGCTACTACTGTAAGCGCATAATCTGTTTCTTTAGATATTATTGCATAATCGCAAATTGCTTCCATGAAGCCGTCTAAGGCATCATAATTATCATAAGCTTCAAGCCTATAAGCCGCTACAAATATTTCGTTTCTTGCCATGTTATTTAGCTTTTACGGTTTTTGTAACTCTTGCTTACCTCTACACTGAACACGCCGTGCCAAAGAGCAAATCGGATTGCTGTTTCTGAGTTGTCTTGTTCAACTGCAATTGTTGGTGTCAAAAACAATGTTTCTGACTTGGTTGCTGAAAATTTCATTGTTACCATATTACTGTAAATTTTTATTAATTGCTCCGCAACAATATTGCGAAAGCAAGGATTAAACTTAGTGCCGCTGTAGGTGTCGCTCCTAAACCGTTTCTATCCGCAGCGGCTAAGGTCATGCATTCTCTTGAGGAGTGCCGTCCCATTCTGTTACTTGCTCGAGTACAATGTACCGGCGTTGCTTTGCGCGGCACATAAGAGCCGCATAGCTGTCTGCGTCTGTTTTGTTGCTCCTTGGAGCGACACAGATTGAAATTCCTTTGTAGTGAAGTAACCACCATTCTTCAATTGCGGATTGCTACGCCAGAATGTAGCGATATAAGTTCTCTTGCTGCTCATATTATTCTTCTGTTTGTTTTCCATTGTTCTCTTGTATTACTTCTTGAATAACTGCTGCAAATCTCACTCCAAAGTTGAAATAAACGTCTTCGCTGTAAACTTTTACCTTGCTTGTTTCTGGCCAGTCACGCTTGACGTTATTCAGCTTCATTCTTTCGAGCTCTTTGTCTGTAAGGAGCTCACCTTCTGGGCAAACATCGGTTGCTTTCAGGACCATGTTATAAATTCTCTTGCTGCTCATATTCTCCTGTTTTAAAGTTCATTATTTAATTGCTCAATTTTCTCGTCAGGCCATTGCCTATATGGGCCACTTATTATTTCAATATCTGGGTCTTCTACTTGTGCTTCTCTTATATCACAGCCAAAAAGCCCATAATACGACGTGCCATCAAATACTATATAAACCGCATTATTTATAAATTCTCTTGCTGTCATAATTCTCCTGTTTTAATTATTTAACTGCTTCTAATACAAGATGAGCAATTGTTTTCTCATCATACCCAGCTTCTCTGAGTTGCTGCTCGTATTCTATGAGCCAGCCGAATGTACTTTCGTCCATAATATCACTGTTTTTATATTATTAATATTCTTTATTTGTATAGTGCAAATATAAGAACTTTATTTTATATAGTATACTGTTTTATGAATTATTTTTCGCTGTTTATTAATAATTCTCTCGTGCATCTTCACAATCAGCCAAAAGCTGTTCTCTGAAATGCTCAAGATTTGTTACATGCGAATAACAGTCATCAAGATAATCAACATATTGCTGCAACTTTGTGAAGCCGAGCGTGTTCATACTCTCCTGTACGTTGCTGAAGTCGCCATTCAACAGCACATCTGTGATAATTTGCTTTCTCTTGTTCATATTGCTGTAAATTTAATGTTTGCTCCTGCCAGTGGAGTTGAGCCACTGATGCCGTTTTCTCTCGGCCATTCTCCCGTGCAGGACTCTCCTGTCATGCCAATACTTCTGACAGCTCTTCTAATATATCCTCGTTCGGTATATAATCATTTATGGCCTACTCCAGGTCTTTCATTGAACCGCAATACACGTTATATCGTTTCAGCATATATTCGCGTATTTTCCTGGTCTGTCCGAACGATAATTCGAACAAAAATTGTTGTAATTGTGTCATAATTCTCCTGTTATTTAATAATCTCTATAATAATTTTTGCAGCCGCATCAATAGCCTGTTCATATATACCTCCGTTTTGTAAATCAGGAAAGTCACACCATTCACATACCTCGCTGTAATTAATAATATTTAGGTCTGACAGGTCATAATAATTCTCTTGTACGGCACGCGCCAATTCTCTTGCAGCACGTACTACTAAATTAAATTTATCCATATTACAGTTTATTTTAATTCTCTCGGCAATATTGCCAATTGTGCCCAGCAGGAGAGTCGAACTCCTGTGCAGCCTTCCCGGCCTGGGCTGTGGCGGCCATCCTATATCCGCTTTCGCGGATAATAGATTATCGGATGGTCACGCCATTTTCGTCCACGGTTATTATTTCGAGCAGCATTGCCTCTCCCGGTATTTCTCTCGTTTCGACAATTTTCTTGCCGTCCTCCTCCCGTTCGGTTGTTTCCTTTTTCGACTTGTTTTCCTTATAAATACAGTACGTATGGCCGTAATAACCGCTCAGGTCATTTCTCTTGTCGGCCTCTTTCAGGCATTCCAAAATATTTTTTTCGGCATAATAATGGCATTCGCTGGCAAACATTCTCTCGCCGGTTACAGCACAGCTGTCAATACGGATTTCTCCCGCGTTAATCTTCTCGTTGTCCAGAACTGTCAGGACGAAACGATAATTTCTGTTAATTTTCATTACTGTTATATTTTAATTGTTCATATTATTTCCGTTTTATTTATATTGCTAATATACCAATTTTATTTTAACCGGAAAAATTTATTTGGTTAATAAATATTGGATATTTGTTAATAACCATTAAATTATTATATATATCCGGTTTATTTTCGATATGCTAATATAATAATAATTTTATTGGCTATAAAATTTATATATTAAAAAAGTGTTAAGAAACCTGGATATAAATATTAAAAAATGTCGGCTATATAACCTGTAAAATAAATAACATATAAAAATTTTATGAGTTAAATCGTATTAAATTTCCTGGTTGTTTCGTTAATAAATTAAAATAATAATTTTATACCTGTCAGCTAATAAAATAATTGGAACCTGAAAATATATTTGGTTAGGAAGTGTTAAATTTTCGTTAAACCTTGTTGGAGGAGAGGCTATGAGCCTGTAAATGGCTTGGAACCTGAAAATTATTTTAGTTAAGAGTTGTTAACAGGCTGATAGCCTTAATGCTTCTTAACGAATTAAATCATAATTAACGAATTAAACCATAATTAACGAATGAGGCTGTCAGGCTTAATGCTTTTTAACCAAATAGATTTTTATATTTAATTTGTTTAGCGTGTGTGGAAATTAGGCCCCTGCCGCAGTGCCTGGGTGCCCCCCTTATATATAGTATATAGAGCCATGTCCATAGGCAGAAAATTTTTTGGCTTCAAATCATTCTCGCAAATTGGGATTCAAATCATATATAAGTATGAGCAAGGCCCAGAGGCTCATAAATTCTCATTCTTGCATACATTCTCGCAAATATCTATCTAGGCCCTTAGACTTAATAGGGAATTGACAAAATGACATTCTCGCAAGAGAAACAATGTAAACAATATAAACAATGCATTGTTTCTCGATAAGTGATTGATTTTCAATGAGTTAGATATAAATAAACAATATAAACAATAATTATCTAGTAGACCATAAAATATGATTTGATAGTATTTTATAGAGCTAATAATAGGCTTGTCAGAAACTATCAAACTAAAAATAGGATATATAGGGAGATTGGATTTTTATTTATTTTGTTTATTTCATTCTAACTCATTGAAAATCAACAGCTTGCGCAATAAACAAAAAATAAACATAGGGTAAACATAAACTATCTTGTATTTATTTTCTATTCTCGCAAGAAAAATTACCAAAATGATATTTTTAACAATTAAAATATATATCGTTTGAATTATATTTTATATATTTGCACTATAAAATAAAAATTCACAGCTATGCTAGAAATATGCAATAAAAAAATCGAGGTCGATAGCCCTGATAACCTCACATCTAAATTCGCGATATTTATCGTTGAATTTGAATATGATAATAGGGTGTATGTAGGCCACACAATTATGCTATCAGTAAAAACAGAATTAAGAAAATTTATAAATTCTGTATTAGACGATAGCATAAAACAAAATGTACTTCTAAAAGAGTCAATGAAATATAGTAACACCCTATATGTATCTATAAAGGAGCCAAGCGAATATACATTAGATGCTTTATTTAAGCTTAAGTATAAAACTATATTATTAAATAGCTGCTATGAGCCTTATGGCTTTAATAAAATATATATGGCCGGCAATAAGTATGAAGAAGAAAAGAAGTATATAAGACTTGTGCGCGACCAAATAGGAGATAAATACGAAAAAGTAGTATTAGCTTCTAATGCAAGACCTATAAAAGAATATGCTTATGAAAAAGGCAAAGGCTATACAGAAGTGGCAGAATGGCCTTCTATTACAGCCGCGGCAAGGCATTATAGCTTAAATGCCAGTAATATAGCTGCATGTTGTAACGGCAGATTAAATACGGCTTATAAACGCTTATGGAGATATTCAGATTAAAAAGAAATTGATATGAAAACAGATAAAATAGCACAGAAATTAGCAGATATATTGCCAAACAGGCCAGTAGTTCCTGGAATGTCTAACCCAGATACATCCAAACTTGTAGAACAAGAAGCCACGCGCATCAAATCAAAACAAGATGCAAAAGAATTGGCTCGTATTAAGTATCTTGAAAAGCAGAAACTTAAAAATCTTCAAGCTAAACAAGAAAAGCGTCAATCATTAGCAGAAGAGCTTGGCGTGGAAGAAATACCAGATGGCCAAACTGAGTTTCAAGCCAAACGTATCGCGGAGCAGCAAAAACGGGTTGAGGCTATTGAGGCACTTGAGGCCCAGACTGTAGAGCCACTTAAAGCAACTGAGTTAGCAGAACGCCATGACTCGGGCAGAGGTTCATATTCATCAGCTATACGCTCAGCACTTCAGTTACAAGGAGCATCAAGACCTGAAATAACAAAACTTCTTACTAGCCTTAATATCAATTTAAGTGTTCAGCTTACAAAGCAAGACACGGCTAATTTATTGGCTTGTTTATTAACATGCAATGAGGCACAACTTGCAGCTCTGTATAACAATAAAAAGATACCAATCGTTATCAAAACAGTTATAAAGCGCTTGCAAGAAGATGCAAAACTTGGCAATATAGAAACAGTTGAGAAGCTTTGGGACCGTGTGTTTGGAAAAGGTCAAATGCAGCTTAATCTACCTGAGCAGCAACAACTCCAAACAGGTATTATTCCTAATGTGCCAATATCACGAGAGGCTTATATAGTAATAAGAGATACTTTAATTAAATAGCAGATAAAAATGGATAAGAGATTAGAACAAATGAAAGCTAAAGAGCAACTTACCAGTGAATATGTTGCAAAAAGGCTAAATTATAATTCAGAAACAGGAGTTTTTACATGGAAAACTCCAACCGCAGCAAGGCTTAAACCAGGAGATATAGCAGGCACTATTCATAAAACTGGTTATGTAAAGATAATACTAGATGGAATATCATATTGGGCGCATAGACTAGCCTGGCTATACTATTATAAAGAATGGCCAAAAGGAGAAGCATATCAAATTGACCATATAAACGGTAATAAAGCAGACAATAGAATATGCAATTTAAGGCTTGTAACAAATAAGAAAAATACGAGAAACCATGGTTTATATAAGCATAATATATCTGGCGCAAGTGGCGTTTGCTTTAATATGCAACAAGGAAAATGGCAAGCATATGAAAAATACGAAAAGAAATATAAGCAAAAGCATTTAGGCTATTTCTTAAATTATGAAGAGGCTGTTGTCGCTAGAAAACAAGCAGAGAAAGAATATGGATATACAGTAAGAAAGGAGGGATAATGGACTCATTAAAAACAATGCAAGAAAGAGCCTTAAATACTACTAAGGCCGGAACTGTAAATCCTGTAGAAATGTTACGTCTTGAGGCTCTTACGTCATTTGAAAAGTATACTAAACTAATGTTTAAATGTCAATATAAACGCTCATTTATAGTAGCAGAGCACCATAAGAAAATGTTCGAAGTATTACAAGATGTTGTAGATGGTAAAATTACCAGATTGATTATCAATATCGCTCCCAGGTACGGGAAAACTGAGCTTGTTATAAAATCATTTATCTCATGGGCCTTCGCCTTGAACCCGAGGTGCAGATTTTTGCATTTGTCTTATTCAGATATACTTGTGAATGACAATTCAGATACTGTACGTAATATAATGAGTGAAGAATTATATAAAACACTCTTTCCTAATTCAGCTCTTGCATCCGAGAAAGGTTCGGCTAAGAGATGGAAAACTAAAGCAGGAGGAGAACTCTATGCAGTGTCAACACAAGGTCAGGTCACAGGCTTTGGTGCTGGAGCGGTGGATGAAGAAATAGATAAAATGGATGGAGGCAATGATATATTTGTTTTCGATGACCACACGAATGAAATGCTTAAAATGATAGATGCTAAAACCAATATATTTCAAGGCGCAATTGTAATCGATGATCCCCTAAAAGCCGATGATGCAGCATCTGACCTTATACGAGAGCGCATAAATCAACGCTTCGAAAATACAATACGTAACCGTGTTAACTCGCGTAGAACGCCTATCATTATTATAATGCAAAGATTACATGAGCATGACCTCTGTGGCTATTTGCAAGAGATAGAACCAGATACATGGACTGTTTTATCACTTCCAGTTATACAAACAGACCCTGAGACAGGAGAAGAACATGCTCTTTGGCCAATGAAGCACAATCTTGAGGAACTTTATAAACTACGAGAGATTAACCCGGTAGTATTTGAGACGCAGTATATGCAAAATCCAATTCCTACTGAGGGCCTTATGTATCACGAGTTTAGAACATATCAAAATATAGAATTACCATCTGGCCATGAGGCTTCACAAAGATGGTGTTATGTTGATACTGCTGATACTGGCTCTGATTATCTGTGTGCAATTTGCTTTATAAACACTCCAGAACTTATATATGTTATAGATATATTATATACGCAAGAGCCGATGGAAAAAACTGAAGTATTATTAGCCAAAATGCTCACAGAAAACAGTATATCTGAGTGCTTAATAGAGTCCAATAACGGTGGCAGGCAATTTGCTAGAAATGTAAAATCTAAAGTAAGAGCAGGGCTGCATAACTTCAAAACGGTAATACACACTTTTACGCAGACAAAAAATAAGGCTGCTCGCATTTTTTCAAATTCAGCCCTTGTTAACTCAGATGTTGCATTTCCTGCAAACTGGGATAAGAAATGGCGTGAATTTTATAATGCTATTACAACTTACCGTAAAGATAATAAGCGAAAATCAACCCATGATGATGCTCCAGACGCATTAACTGGTGTAATAGAGATGAGAAGCCGTAAATCAATGAACAGAAAAATAAAACTTAGAAATGTATGAAATTTGAAAGAGGAACTATTTGTGGTTTTGGTATAAATGATGTACCAGAACTTACTTTTGTTAAAGATGAGAATGGCAAAGTAGAATTAACTCAAGCATATAAAACATGGACTGGCATGATAGATAGATGTTATAGGCCTGGCCATGAAGAGAAATTCAAGGCTTATGCTGATTGTTCTGTATGTGAAGAATGGAAGCACTTTTCTAACTTCAAAAAGTGGTTTGATGAAAACTATATTGAAGGCTTTGATATAGATAAAGATATTCTTATTAAAGGCAATAAAGTATATTCTCCAGAAGCGTGTAGTTTTGTGCCAAGAATTATAAATTTATTATTTGCAAAGAATAAAAAGCGAAAATCAGATTTACCAAGAGGAGTAAAATACAGAAAGTATGGAAATAGATATAGTGCTGAAATATCTATTGAAGGAAAAGTTAAGCTTATAGGTTATTTTAAGGATGTAGATTCTGCTGCTGAAGCTTATAACCAAGCGAGGAAAGAATACATATTAGAAATAGCTGAAAAATATAAGGATAAGCTTAAGCCAAATGTGTATGAAGCCATAAAAAGATTAGGCTAAATTCATATTCTCGCATTATTCTCGTAATTTCTAGGCTTCTAATTATATATGAATGATTAAATCATAAGCCTTGAATGAACATAGTGCGAGAATATGAGATAAAAAATACCTCTATAAAAAATGTTAAAAGCAGTACAACTTATAAAGAAATTTAGTATATTTGCACTGTGGAGAAGTCAATTCGAAGCAAAAATACAGGTAATTCGATGCAAGTTAAGGGTAGCTGCTCGGTAGTATTAACATTAAAAACATAAATAATATGGGATTAAACTGTGGATGCCCTGCCGGTGCTCATATCGCCGACCTTGAGATTGCTGAATGCAAGGAGAGTATGGGGCAAGTTCAAAAAGTTGCATTCCAGCGCATCTATAAGACAGCTGGAACGAAGAACTCTGTCACTGACCCGACTAAGAAAGCATCGTTTTCTACCTTGTTTTCTGCAGCTGATGGTTCTAAAATGACAGTTTCTCCGTATATTCAAGGACCTACTTCTGAGCCTGGTGCAGCTCGTACATTCGGCGGTGGTAACCAGACACTTGGAGGTATTGAGATTACAATTGGCCGTGAGCCGACAACGTTCTCTGCCACTATTTATCAAGAAAGTCAGAAGACAATTGCACAGCTGAAACAGTACATGTGTGAAGAGATTGGCGTTTGGCTAATTGATGAAAATGGCAATATCGGCTGTTTGGTAGATGACCAGGATGAGCCTACAGCATACTTCCCAATTCCTATTGGTAAGTTCTTTGTTGGCGATAAGAAGCTTGGCGGTTTTGAAGAACCGGACAGCAATACCATTGAATGGTCATTCTATCCTAACTGGAGCGATAACTTCTACATCATTAAGCGTGAAACGTTGGACTTCAATCCTCTTACAGATTGGGTTAATGCCGCTTCTGCTGGAGCTTAAAACTTTCAGTTATGAGAAAGAAAAAAGAACAAACAGTAACATTGGTTGTGCCTAAGTACAATATGAGGCAGGAGTTTGGCATTCAGCATGCCGAACGCCTGCTTGATATGGGCATAGCCATAAATGGTGGATGGGAATTACCTAAAGATAGCAATTATACTTACGACGAAGAAAATGGCCTTAGAGTTAAATCAGATAAAGCAAATTTTGCAAAAGCCGACTAAACGTCAGGCTATTCAGAAAGCTGTAAACATGCAGCGTCGTCTTAGATTTCACACTGAGACGAATGTTGCTGTATCTGATATTAACCAACCTACGACCATATTCCTTGATTGGGTAAGACAGTTGCTTCCGAAGGATAAATTCAACATATTCCTTCATCTGTTCAAATTTCCGTTGCCTACACCTGCTGTAGTTGAGGACGTCTATAGAGAACTCGAAAGGGTTTTCTATAGTCGTAACTCATCAAGCTCATACCAGTTTACAGACTCAGAGCTTGCAGAAGACTGGTCTCAGTATAAAAAGAATAACCTCAATGAGCCAGAGGTGTGGAAGACAACCGGATGGAAGAGAATGCAGGTATCGCCAAATAGTATTTTGGTAGTAGACCTTCCTCAAGTACAAACATCTTTGCGCCCAGAGCCGTATTTTTATTGGCTTGAGATTGATGCTGTAATTGATTACCAGACTTTTAGACTTGATGAAAATCAGTTTGAGTGGCTTATTTTCAAACAGCCGGAACATCGAATAGCTGTATTTGATGATACTTCTATAAGAGTATATCAGCTGAATGAGAAAAATGAAATTCAGTCACTTATTTCAGAAGCAAAGCACGATTTAGGATATTGCCCAGCTCGGTTCTTTTGGTCAACACAACTCAATGAGAAAAATAAAGACCTTAAGAAAAATCCAATTACAAAAGAGCTGTCAAATCTTGATTGGTATTTGTTCTTCTCTATTTCGAAGCAGCATTTAGACTTGTATGCACCTTATCCTATATATAGTGCGTATGAAGCTGATTGTAATTTTGAGAATAATGAGACTGGTGATTACTGCGATGGAGGTTTTCTACGCAATGCAAAAGGCGAGTATAAAATTCTCAATGATGGAACAGTTGAAAAGTGTCCTTGCTGTAGCGAAAAGCGTATAGCTGGTCCTGGTTCATTCTTAGAAGTTCCTATACCAAATCAATCTGAAGGTGTCGCAGATATGCATAATCCTGTTCAGATAACTACTATCGATAAAGACTCACTTGACTATAATGTCAATGAGTGTGCAAGGCTTAAAAATGAAATTGTAATTTCTGTTGTTGGTTCAGGTGGTACTGTAAGTGAAAAAGAAGCTATCAATGAAACTCAGGTAACTGCTAACTTTGAAAGCAAAACCTCAGTTCTCAATGCCTTAAAGACCAACTTTGAATTGGCACAGAAATTTGTCGAAGATACTGTTTGCAAACTCAGGTATGGAGGTGCTTTCATATCATCTTCTGTAAACTGGGGTACAGAGTTTTACGTTTTCACAGTAACAGAGCTATATTCTAAGTACAAACAAGCAAAGGAGAATGGTGCGTCTAACTCAGAACTAGATGCTATATCGCAACAAATTCTTGAAGTTGAGTATCGTAACAATCCCTTGGTACTTCAGAGAATGCTCATCTTAAAGCAATTGGAGCCATATCCACATAAAACGCTGGATGAAGTGTTAAAATTGTATGAAAAAGAGTTATTAAATGAAAATTTGGTAAAGCTTAAAATAAATTTTAGTACTTTAGTCGAAAAATTTGAACGTGAGAACATTAACATAATTGAGTTTGCTTCAAATAAGCCAATGAGAGAAAAAATAGATATTATAAACAAAAAACTTTTGGAATATGTTACAGAAATTGGAACTTCAGCAACTACTGGCACTCAGTCTTGAGGATGTTAAGTCTTATAAGAAAAAGGCCGTAGAGCGTAAAGCAGAACTAGAAGCTGCTAAGGCTAAAGGCGGAAAAGCTTGGACAAGCGACTTACAGGAAGAGCTTGACGAGGTAGTTCTTTTCCTAGTAGATGTTGATGATGTTATCGAAGAAAAATCATCGGCATCAAAAACACAGGCTAAGGGTGGTTATACTCCTAAGCCGGGTACTGAGAAAATGGTGCACTTGTCAATTGTGCGTGGTCGTAGGTTTAATCCAATGACTGGCAAAGAAGAGTCACCAGCATATACTCAAATGTTCACATTCGCAGAGTGGCAGCTTTTCAAGAAAACATATAAAGGCCTTGGTTATACCATTATGGCGGCCTTGCATGACCCATACGGAGATGCTGCAGAGTTAGTACAAAAGTAATTAACAATAAAAACAAAGCTATATGTTAACAATTGAGATGCTACGACAGAGTTCAGCTTTAACAGGTCTTACAGATGACCAGCTGAATGCGATTGCTGAAATGTCAGGAAATGATGAGAATACCGTTATTGGTACTAAAATTGGTGCATTGCACGGTCAGTATGATGCTGATATTCTTGGCATTACAGGCATTAAAAAGAAAGATGGTGAAAAGAGTTATGACTATGCTAAGCGCGTACTCGGTGAGTACAAAACTAAAGCAGAGTCTGTGAAAACAATTCAAACTCAGCTTACTGCTGCTCAGGCACAGGTTGCAAAGCTCCAGTCTAAACTTGAAAAAGGAGCTGGTGATGAAACTTTGAAGCAACAGCTGAAAGATGCTAAAGCTCAAGTAACTCAGCTTCAAACTCAGCTTCAGACAAAGGAAACTGAGTTTAATACCAAAAAGGCAGAGTTTGATAAAACTATTAAGGACACGCATGTAGATTATGCTTTTCAAGCTGCTACAGCAGGTCTTAAGTTTAAGAGTGGTATTACTGAGCCTATTCAGAAGACACTGCTCAACGCTGCAAAAGCAGAAGTCCTTGCAAAAGGTACTCCTGATTTCATAGAGGACGGCCAAGGAGGAAAGAAACTTGTTATTCGCGGTACGGATGGTAATATCCTTAACAACCCGAAGAACAATCTTAATCCTTACACAATGCAGGAGCTTGTAATGGAAACATCGCTTAAAGATGTAATCGATACAGGTCGTCAGCAGGCAGGCGGTGGAACAAGAGGCTTTGGGTCCGGTTCAGGCGGAACAGGTGGAACGCTTGACTTGTCTGGCATTAAGAGCCAAGTTGAAGCTGATAAAGCTATTGAGGCACATCTGCTCGCAAATGGTTTAACCCGTGACTCACAGGAATTTGCAGACCAGTCAATGCAACTGAGAACTGAAAACGATGTGGCAAGTTTGCCTATTAGATAAAATGGCACATCCTAAGAGATAAACGAAAAAATGCTATGAGGCGTAAAAGGGTAATGCACCATAATAGCATAATTATTAACAATTAAAAAACTTAAAAGTTATGAGTCTAGTTTTAACACGTATCCAGAACATTCGTGCGAACTCTAACCTTGATAAGTTTGAGTATCGCCCCAGTAGGTACGGTGCGCTGAACGCTTTTATGGTGCAGTCTGAAGACCCTACTGGCATCCTCACTGAGGAACTGAAGCAAAAAGCAAGGACCTCCATCGGTAACACGCTGGAAACTCCGGTAATTGACTACGATGCTGATATTACTATCGGTAGTACTCGCACCTTGACAATCGCCGACAGTGAAAACACTTCTAAGATGGTTCAAATCACGTTTGCCACTTATGCGTGGGGATTTACTATTGCTCCGGCAATGTACATGAACAACGAAATTGGCATTCAGAAGGACTTTGAAACCAAGACGATGAAGTACATCTATGCTTTTGCGAAAAAGCTTGATGAAGCCGCTCTTGCTACTCTTGCAGCCAACAAAACACAGGTTTTGAAAAACCCGCTGCTGTATGACTGGTCTTCTAATGCCATCAACGCAAAGTGGACTGAACGTGAAAACGTATTTGGTGACCTTGAGGTTATGATGGGAGCAAATGACTTCTATGGCCAGTTGCACATTGTAGGTGACCCCGGTGTTGAGTCTATTATGCGTAAACTGCAGCAGCACGGCCTTTACAATGATGTAAACAAGCAGAATGAATTCGGCACTAAGGTTGTTCACCTGACAAATAACATTGCAGCTGCTGGAGGTAAGTATGCTCAAGGTTATGCTGTAAATGCTGACTCTCTTGGAATGTTGACCCGCTTCGAGCGTGACTGCTTGCTCGGAACTGTTTCCGGTGACGGTCATGAGTGGGGTATTGCTACTTTGCCTCTGTTGAATATGCCTGTTGGTACATACTTCTACGATTCTGTAGGTGACTACAATACTATCGCAGGAGCTGCTACTGCTGATATGACTCGTACGCGCAAAGAACACTATGGTTTTGCTGTTGACGTAGCCTTCTTGACTGCATATAACAGTGCACCTAGTACTTTGGCAAGTCCTATTCTGGCATTCAACGTATCAAGCGAGGATGCAGTTTATGCTAAGCCTGTGGTCGTTGTCAACTCTGAAGACAATCCGGTTAACACTAAGGAGGCTTCTGCGTGAGTTAGAGGATGATAAACTGATAGCAAATCTTTGAGTTGTTATTAGCTTTGGTAGGAGGCACACTGAGCCACTAGGCGATAGTGGCCTCCTATTTTTCATTAAAAATTAAGAATTATGGTTAGAGCCAACGATATACAAGAAAAGCTGTTACGTCTTATTGGATGGGAGCAGAATTATGATACATCAGACTTAAAAATATCTGATGCTTTAACTGTGAGTGAAAGTGGCTTATATTTTCAACAAATTCATCCTTTGCTGACTTTGCAGAATATGTCATGTATTGCTCCGGATTTTAATAATATCACTTTTCCAGAATACAATTCTGAAAAGGAATATAGCAAAGGCAATGTAGTTGATTATCAAGGAACACAATATAAAGCACTTCAAAAAGCACAAGGAAAACAGCCTGATATTGAGTCTGAGTATTGGGTTGAAACCAATTTATTTTCTGAATGGCTTGAGAGCAAAACAAAAGCAAGCATTCAAAAAGCTATTGCTAGATATTGTAATGAAAAAACGGTAGAAGAAACAAATAAGCCATTATGCGAAAGTCGTACTTTGTTTGATGGAACAGGTAGATTAGTAGATACTGTAAAGAATAAGAAAAATCTAGTTGGCTTTGAAATTATACCAGTACGAGCAAAAGGCGTAACCACAAAGATAAATAAAATATGCCTTCAGTTTACTAAAGCTGGAGAATATACTTTGTATCTTATGCATTCAAGTATGGATGCTCCAGTAAAGATTATAAAGCTTAATAAGATACGAGATAATAGCGCTGAATGGTTTACAGTCGATGACCTCTATTTGCCATATCAAAGTGAAGATAATGATGCAGGAGGAAGTTGGTATTTGTGCTATTTTCAGTCTGAACTTCCAGAGGGAAGTCAAGCTATTAGAAAAAATAAAGACTGGTCAAAAGAGCCTTGCGGTTCATGCTCACGTAGAGAATTACTTGCTTGGATGGCATGGTCTAAATATCTTGAAATTCATCCATTCTTCGTAAATGAAGAACTTATAAATATAGAAGACGAAAGTTTACATTTATGGGATGTTGAAAATAATCAATATACCTATGATAATAACTACGGATTAAACTTAGAAGTTACTGTAAGCTGTGATATTACAGACTTTATAGTTGAGCAGAGAATGATGTTCCAAGATGTCATAGCTAAGCAGGTAGCCGTAGATATGTTACGCGAATTTGCGTACAACTCTAACGTAAGAACAAATAGGCATTCAATCAATGCTTCTCGACTTGATATATTATATGAGGTAGATGGTGACTCTTCTTCTATGAAAAAATCAGGTTTAAGTTATCAGCTAGATATGGCTTTCAAGGCCATTAAGCTAAGTACTTCTGGAATTGATAGAGTATGTTTGCCATGCCGAAACAATGGCATTAAATATAGAACTGTATAAGTATGGCTGTAAAACGATATAATGCGGCACTTCGCAATCTGGAATATAGGCTGCGAAGTTTTAAGGATAGCTTGCCTATGCTATTAGAAGATATTGTGCGTGACAAAGAAGACGTAATAGTATCAGCTATAACAGATGACCAGTTATATCGTCGTGGTATCAACGGTAGAGGTGAAAAGATAATGGATTATATGCCATATAAGCCTAAAACCATACAAATAAAAAAGAAAAAAGGTCAGCCTACTACAAGGGTCACATTACGAGATACAGGTGATTTTCACGAGTCTATGTTTGTAGTATTTGACTCAGAAGGTTTTTATGTGACCGCGAGTGATGAAAAAACACCTGAGCTTATTGAGAAATATGGTGAAGAGATTTTTCGCTTAACGGATAAAAACTTTACCAGAATAGTTCGTTCTCATATAAAAAAAGAATTAGTTAAACGATTAAAACAGGCAATAAGGAAATGAAGGAAAACTCAGTACAAATAAGATTTAAGGAAGACCCTGTATTGCTTGATAAGATATTACAGGATATGCAAAAGTCACTTATGAATAGACTTAAGTGGCTTAATTATGCATTCGGTAGAGCATATAAACTTGTAGAACATAGGCCAGATGGTAATAAGTTTATATACCCTGCAATGTATAATGGCAATGGAGAATATGTGTCACTTTTACCGAATGATAACTTTGGCAATTTTTCATGGTTTGATATTTATGACCCACAAAAGATTACTGAAGTAGTCCAATCATTGCCACAATATACTTTCAGCGGAGCTATTATATTCTGGTATGACCTCAGTAGCATTTATGAAGATGAAACTGTTATGCATACGGAAGAAGTAAAAGATGAAATTATGCGAGTATTAACTACTCCGGGTCTTATTACTACAACTGGTAAGCTTGTTATAAATGATATATATGAGCGCTTTGAAAATATATACAAAGGTTATTCAATAGAGAAAATCTATAATAACTATACTTATAAAGGAGAAGGTATACAAGATATTGATAAACAATTCTTCATGTACCCTTATGCAGGAATACGAATTGAATTTACTTTAACAACTAGAGAATTATGTCAACGGTATATTTTATAACAATGCTTTTGGCTTTAATATATATAGCCTTAGCAGCAGCATTTGCTATTTTGCTAATTGGAAAACTCGGTGTGCGCGATGAGATAATTACCAGAGCTCCTAAGCTTATTTCTCAATTATTCGATTGTGACTTTTGCTTAAGTTTTTGGACGTCGCTTATTCTCGCTATCATTCTCGCTATTTTCTTTAACGAGATGAGCATTATATTTATTCCTATCATATCAACCCCTATAACGCGAATTTTAATATGAAAAACCTGATAGTAAATAAAAAAGTCGTACGGGTATATGACAGCATAGATGAAATGCCTATTGTAAATTTTCAGAAGTACAATAAGTATTTGCTTATAGACTCTGGAATTGGCTCAGACGCAGATGATATTGATGCCCATATAACCCGTGTTGCTAAATTCATTAAAAGCAATAATGCCAAAAAAGCTTTGCAAGAACTGCAAAACATGAGGCAAAATATGTATATGGTGAACAACGAAATTTCACCAAGGTATTTAGCTTTTGCAGCTCTTATTCACAGCATAGACGGTGAAGAAGTTAATGATTTGTCAGACGATGGACTTAAAAATATATTGGCCAGGCTTAAAGAAATAAAGCATTCAAAGATTATAGACTTTTTGACTTGGCTTAAAAAAAAAGTAACCACCGAACTTGAAATGTACTTTCCAGGAGATTTTGTAAATCCAAAGGAAAAAGATGCATACGATAAGTTAAAGCAAAGAACACTTTTTGTGTTGGACTCTATGATAAATGACACAGATAACTCTGAACAGATAGAAACCATAGATATGATAATGCTTAATATGCATTCTCCAAAATCATACATAGGAAGTGAGTCTGTTGAGATAAAATATGATAAGCAATTTGAAAGTACTTGTCTTTTGATAGCTCAAAAAACAAGCATGGACGCTAAAAAGATGACAGTACTTCAATTCTATAATGCTGTTGATAATATAAAACAGCAATTAGAAGCAGAAAGCAAGAGTGTTAAACGGCATAAAAGGAAATAATTATGGCTGAAGACGATAAGATAAAATATAGCGATATAATTGAGCCGGATGACTCAATTGAAAAGCTTGTCAAGCAACTTGGCGAGCTCAATCAGTCATACGAGACAATGGTAAATGCTATCAGAGCAGGTGCAGATAGGATTGTACATTCTCTTAAGTCTGCTAGTGGAGCTACAAGTGAAGGGCGTAAAGCTATCGATGAAGCAACAGCGTCTACGTCAAGACTTGAAAGAGCTCAGAATGAGCTCAAATTAGCTTTATCTGATACAGGTAAACAGATTGCTTGGCTTAAAGCACAAACTTCAGATGCTAATAGAGCAACTGTAGAACAGCAGCGTTATATCCAGCAAGCTATATCTTCTTATGACCGTCTTAAGTCTGACCTAAAGCAAACAGTTGAGCTATATAAATCTTTAACTGCAGCTGAAAGAGCAGATAGCGAAATGGGGCAACAGCTACTCAATGATATTCTTAATTTGAAAAATCAGATTAAGGCCCTTGATGACCAAATGAAGCCTCATATCCAAACTCTGTCTGAAGTAGAAAAGGCAGAGCAAAGATTAGCTTATTTACAGTCAGATGAAGGTAAAAGATTACTTGAGTTAAAAGCTAAGATTGCTGAGCTTACTTCTGCTAGAAAACAGCAGAAAGCTACAGTAGACCCATTAGCTCAGGCTCAAGAGAAACTTGCCTATGCCCAATCAGAAGAAAACAAGCAGCTTAAACTCTATTCAACCCAAATACGAGAAGCAAATCAGATTGCTCAATTACAGGCTACAATTGCTAATTCTGCAGAAGGTTCTTATAATAGACTTTCGGCTCAATATGCATTAAATAAAATACGACTTAATCAGATGTCTGCGGCTGAGAGAGAAGCTGCTGACTCTGGTAAAAAGCTTGAAGCTGAAACAAATGCAATTTATCAGCAGATGATAAAATTGCAAGAAGCGACAGGTAATTATAGATTGTCTGTAGGTCATTACCAAAAAACATGGGATGGCTTAGGTATTTCTATTTCTCAAGTAGTACGAGAATTACCTGCTGTAGCTGTATCACTTAATACTTTTTTCTTAGGTATATCGAATAATATACCTATGGTGGTGGATGAAATTAAAAGACTAAGAAGACAAAATGAGCTATTAGCTGCAGAAGGAAAAGAGCAAATAAGCGTAACAAGGTCCATCGTAAGATCGTTATTTAGTTTTAACACCATCTTAGTAGTATTACTTACCGTATTTTCTATGTACGGTAAAGAAATTATCACATGGATTGATAAAACGTTAGCAGGTAGAGATGCAGCTAAATCTTTTGAAGATGCTTTAGAGGACTTAAATGATGAGCTAGGAAAAGGGTCTACAGGGTCTTATGGCCAGCAGATAGCAGTATTAAGAAGATTATCTGAAAATTGGAAAGATTTAGGGAATAATATAAAAGCACAAACACAGTGGATTAATGATAATGAAAAAGAGTTCAGTAAATTAGGCATCACCATTGATAGTATAAATGACGCCAATAATGCTTTTGTAGATAATACTGAATCTGTAGTGGCTGCATATAAAGCAAGAGCTAAAGCAGAAGCTGCGCTAAATGTTGTGTCCCAGCAATACCAAAAACTATTAGCCGCAGAAAATAAAGCCGAACTTGAAAAAGTGCGTGAGTACGGCTTTTTCGACAAAACTATAAATTACTTTAAAGCTTTATGGGGTGGCATTTCTGGGCCAGACTCCGATTTGTCACTTGGGACTAGATTAAAAAAGCAAAGGCAGAGAAATGTAGAAAGTTTACAAAAAGATGCAGATGCTCTTGAAAAAGAAGTTGAAAGCTATTTCAACGTATGGAAATTTTATGAAGACCAAGCAGATGCTCTATTTAAAGAAATTGGCTTAGAAGAATCTCACAAAAAAGATAAAAGAGGTCGTACACCAAGAGACGCTGATGACCGCCTAAATAACCTGGCATTAGCAGCCGAAAAAGCATATCAAAAGAGCCGTACAGAGATTGAGAGGGATGAAAATAAGAAGCGCAGAGCTGAAGCCTTTGCATCATTCAATCAAGAAATAGCTGATTTAAACGATAAATATTCTAGAATCCAAAAAATACTGAATGGTCAAGACGAAAAATATAAAAAGCTTACAGAAAGCCAAAAAGAAACAGCTATCAAAGCACTAGATGATATAGAAAATGCTATAAAGAACAAGCAAAAAGGCTTAACTCTAAGTCTAGATTTGCTCAATATAGATGTAGAAATACAAAAAGCTGAACAGCTATTAGAGTTGTTAGAATTAGAAGGTGAAGTATCAAAAAAAGGTTCTTATGAGGAACTCAGCAATTCATTAAAGCGATTAGATGTAGAAAGACAAATAGCATTACTTAAGAATGCTCAGTTACCAGAAGCTAAAAGACAACCTACAAGCGCTATAAATGCATCTTTTGATAAACAAAAGGCTATTACTGTTGGTAGTTTTAATATGTCAAGCTTTGATGAACAACAAGCTCTTGACGAGGCTGTATTTAATGAAGTTAAACGCAGTGAAACTGAGATAACTCGATTTAAGCTTGAACAAGAAAAAGCTAGATGGCAAGAACAAATACGTTTAGCAGAAGCTGGTGGGTTAGATTGGAGTCAAGCTCAGATTGATGCTGCTAAAGCCACTGTTAAAGGCATAGACCGTAAATTGTCAGAGCTTGATGACTTTATTAAAAATATTGGCAAAAAAGGTTTAGGCGGTACTTTGCTTGAGAAACTTGGCTTTGATGATGACCAGATTGATGCCCTAAAAGATGCTGTAAATATAGTAATAGAACAGCTTCAATCCATTATGGATGCCGAAGTTGAATTAGCTGAACAGGCTGTAGAAGCAGCTGAAGCTCGAGTAGAGGCCGCACAAAAAGCTTATGATGCCGAGGTTGAGGCTCGCAATAATGGCTATGCTAATAACGTAGCTACTGCTAAAAAAGAATTAGAGCAAGAAAAGAAAAATCAGCAAGAAAAACAAAAAATGCTGCAGGCAGCCCAAAAACGTCAAGAAGCAATGAACACTGTTACTCAGGCATCTTCGCTTGTCACAGCATCTGCTAATTTGTGGAGTTCATTCTCTTCAATTCCTATTGTTGGCCCAGCTCTCGCATTAGCTGCTATTGCTACAATGTGGACATCATTTGCAGTAGCTAAAATTAAAGCCAAACAAGTAACAGCGAGCCAGTCTGATGAATATGGAGAAGGAGGTCTTGAGTTCTTGGAAGGAGGCTCTCATGCATCTGGTGATGATATTGATTTGGGCGTAAAGAATAAGAAGAAGCGCAGAATGAGAGCTGAAGGTGGAGAAGCACTTGCTATTATAAGTAAGAAGCGAACTAGGAAATACAAAAAGATACTTCCAGATGTTATTAATAGTCTAAATAAAGGAACATTTGAAGATAAATATCTTAATGCATTTGCTAGCTCAGATGGGTTGAATATTTCTCTTAATTCTAATGGAAGCGTGGACCTTTCAAAAATAGAGGATGACGTGCGAAGTATTAGAAAACAGAGCGAAACTAAATATTATACACTACCTAACGGCACAGTAGTTATTCAGCATAAAAATGTTAAACGAATTATAAAGAATTAAAGATATGATACCTCCAAAATATAAATTTTACATATCGAAGAATGGTGGTGATAAAGTAGAAGTAAATCCACATTATAAAGAGCTTAATAAGAAATATGCTAAAGAAAGTGGGCAAGAATTTTTCCGTATTTCACTTGATGGTAAAATAAATCTGTTTGGGAGTGATTACGAGCTTGTGCGCAATTCAAGTCTAGAAGACCAGATGATACTTATTATAGATAAATACAATAGGACTTCTGGTAAATGGATAGAGTATTATAAAGGCGAATTTAATAAAACAGATTGCAAACTTGACTATGAAAAAAAGTCATGTGAGCTTAAAACAACAGTTCTCGATGAATATAATGATGTGGTTAATAAATATGAAAATACTTATGACCTTATAAAACTTGCTCCAGCTATATCAAGAATAAACCTGCATAAACGTTCTTTAATGCAGGTTTATGTAAAAGGTGCCAATTCAATATCTAATTTTTTTGGTGGCATATACTGGGAAGATGACGTAAATGAAGCAATCGACAACCATAATGACTTGATAAACAAGTATTATTTTTCTTATATAAAAGCAGGAAATGAGTTTTATATAAGAAATGCTAGCATTTCTGATGTTAATGGAGTATACGCTGGAACAAACGGATATTGGAGTAAATGGAATCCAGGTTACACGTGCAAAATGGAATTAGTAGATGGAAGCTCTACTATGTATTGGATACGTTTATATAGAAATTCAGATAATACCCTGCTGTATCAATCAGAAAAGCAGTGGGCTGTTAGTGACCCTGACAATAAATATATAGGAATCGAGGATATTAAGATGGTAAATGTAAATAATTCAAATGATAAATTTACTATAGAGAGTCCTTTCGTATATCATATCTACAGGCGTTTGCTTTGCGATGTAGATTTTGTAGAAGACTCTGAAGGTGTAAAGAATACATACGACTTGCCGTCTGATGACTTTGTCACAGACAACAGAAATTATAAAAAGTGTATTGGGCTAACAGGCGGAATGTTTTTCTGTACTTCTAGAGCAGTAGATAAGCCTACAAGATATGGTTTGAATGACTATGGTCAGTATTTTACCAATGAATTTATTCCTAGTAGCACTGGTATAGGTAGGCCTTTGCCTATTAGTAGAAATTCATGGGCTAATGCTTCATTATGGTATGTATACGATAGCTATTATTCTTTATTTGAACAAAAACTAAGAAAGAAATATACTCTTAAGGATAGCTATTCTATAGCAGCAGCGATAAAAGCTTTGCTTAAAGAAATAGACCCCACTCTTCAGCATGAAGCAACTGCCGAATATAGTCGCTTTTTGTATGATACAACTGTACCAATGTCGATGGCAAGATTTTATGTACACATAACACAAAAAACAAATATACTTAAAGGTGAATATGACCAGCCCGCTCAAAAAGCAGAAGTATCATTAGAAGATATAATGAAAATGCTTCGTGATTGTTTTAGATGTTATTGGTATATAGAAGATGGTAAATTTAAGATTGAACACATAAGTTTCTTTATGAGAGGAGGCTCATACTCTTATAATACAAACGTTCAGCTTGATTTTACTAAACTAGTAGACCAGTTTAACAAAAAGCTATCATCATATTTTCAATCAGAAGTAGAATATGATAAAACAGACCTAAACCAACGATATGAATTTGGCTGGATGGATGACGTTACTGATTTGTTTGGTGGAGTAACCATAGATGTTAAATCTAACTATATACAGAAAGATAAAACAGAAGAAATAAATATAAGCCAGTTTTCATCTGACGTGGATTATATGCTATTTAACCCATCTAATTTTTCAGATGATGGCTTTGCATTATTATGCCCTGTTAAAAATGGCTCCTCTTTAGAATTGCCCATAGTTGAAACACAGTTGGTAGATGAAAACGGTGATATATATAATGCTGTAATTCAGAATTTCTATGCAGCTTGGGCATATCTTGTGCGCTTTTATATGTATGATATGCCTGCATCAAATCTTGACTGTAATGTGCTTGGAGATTTATATGCGAATGGTGTAAAAATGTGTATGAAGCATACTATAGAATTTCCTACTGAAGAAGATTTGGATGAACTTGAATTGATTAAAACCACTATAGGAAATGGCAAAATAGATGAGATTTCTGTCAATGTAAATACTCGCCATGCTAAAGTAAGATTACTTTATGTGCCTCAATAAAGCTGTGTGTTAAAAATTATTAAGAAATTTTCTTATATAGATTTTTATTTGTAAATTAGCAACATGAAGTTAGTGAATAATAACATATCGCCATTGCCTTTTTACGATAATCTTGCACTGCAAAATCATCGTAAAGATTATGCTTTTGGCCAGGTTTATCCGCTAATAACCTATAAGAATATGTTATTGCCTTTTCAAGTAGTTCTTGCCAGTGGAACAGCTATAAATTGGGTGAGATTGTATAATTTCAATACGGGGGCATATACTACTATAACAACGAGTATGAAAGAAAATGGCTTAGTTATTAAGTCATATACTAACTTTAAGCTTCTTAAATATCCTGGTACTCTTCCTATAGTTGAAATAAAGCATGAAGGTTTGTATTATTTAGCTATTTCAATATCAGGTTTAGGAACTATATATTCTGATATATTCACTGTAACTAATAAAGTAGACGACTATTTACTTCTTGAGTATTACAATTCATATAACTTTGAACTTAAAAATGGCATAGTAGACTTTTCTGATAATTTCAAATTTAGGTGCTATTTGAATACACAGATTGGTAAGCCTGAATATGATTTTGAAGAAGAAGCCACTGAGCGAATGGGCTATACTTTTATTGAGAGCCAAGTAAGTAAAAAGATTTATAAGTTCACATTTATAGCTCCTGAATATCTATGTGATGCTCTTAGGATTGTAAGGCTATGTGAAAACAAACAAATCACGAGTAAATTGCAAACCTATGATTTAACTACATTTAGCATGGAGCCTGAATGGGAAGACCAAGGAGATTTAGCCGCAGTTGAGTGTGAGTTTGAGACAGATACTGTTATAGCCAACATAGGTGGATATATTCCTGAAACTATAGATGGCGATTTTAACAGTGATTTCAATAACGATTTTAAAACTTCATGATATGGCAAATTATACTGAATTAAAAACAGCTGTTTCAGCCATTATTAAAACTAATAATAACCAGGAAATTACTGGTCAGTTACTTCAAGATGTACTCAATAATATAATAAGTGTTATTGGGGCAAATGCGACGTTTGCCGGGATTGCCACGCCGGACACCGCACCGGGGGCGCCCGACCAAAACGTTTTTTACATCGCCACTGAAAACGGTCAATATGTTAACTTTGATGATATAACAGTTACTGATGAAGTCGCAATTCTTACAAATAAAAATGGGAGTTGGGCAAAGAGTGTTACGGGAATAGCGTTATTGGATGCAGCTAATAGAGATATATTTTACAATGTATCATTTAATTTCCCCAATGATGGTATCGACGGAACAAATAAATACACTTTGCAAACAGCAATTGAAAAGGTTCCACAAAATCTTAGAGTACAAGGATTGAAATGTATTTTTATGAATAATTCAAATACAACATTGGATAGTTGGACTTTTCAAGGTGGAGAATATACAGATTTAGGAAGATGGATTCCTACTATATTTTTAGGAAGTAGAGTTCTTTTAATTAATGCATTATCGGATTTTTCAATATTAGACAATGTAAAAGATACCGGAACGTATTACATTAGTGCTGGTTCATTTAAATTTTGGGGAATTTTAAGGGTTTATTATGGCGGATATGGTAGAAAATCAATAATACAAGAATATAGCGGATTGTTTTGTATAAACAACGGTAAAATTTCAGAAGGTTATAAAAATGTAAAACACGCATTTAGAATATTCAACATAAGTGATTCAAATTTAAAGCAAGAAATACCTTTTGATACGTGGAGCAAATGGGAATATAGCGACGAAAAAGTAAATAAAAGGATATTTAGTTCATTATCAAAAAATGTTATAACAAGCGTATTGTATGAAAACTTATTAATTGGTTCTATTGTAGGCAATAACACATATTATCATACAGATTTAATTCCGGTAGATAATAATACAAGAATTGATTTTTGTTTGCGTGTAAAAGGTGATTATTTTATAAAATTTTACACAAAAGAAAAGAACTTTATTAGTGGGATTGCAGCACCGAGAGAAACAAGCAAAACAGCAGAATATATAAATATAATACCGCCAAGCAATGCGGAGTTTGTACAATTCCAAACAATGAATGAATTGAATAGTGAATTTGAGCAATATAATTATTATATTAATATATATTCTAATTATTGCATAAATAAAGATTTGGAATTGTATGTGAATAGCAATTTGTATGATGTTCCGTTTAGTTGTATGGAACAAGGAACAACAAGCGGTTCAAATGTAAATTACGTTGTAACACCATATATAAGCGTATTACATGATTTTCCAATACTTGTAAGTCTTAGAATAAAAGGAGATAGTATTGGCGCATGGTATGATAAAAACAAACAGCAAATTAGTATTATAAAGTCCGGTTTTGTAGGTCAAGACTTTGGCAATGTCGTAAAAACATTGATTGCACCAAAGGAAGCATCATTTTTTAGACTTATTACAATGTCAGATAGGCATCCGGATTATGAAGAATATGAATACTATATAAAAATACCAAGTATTGCAAATTGCATTAATAATAATAGTATAAAAAGTGGTTTTGTTGATATATACAATGATAATTGGAAAGATGGTACAATTGATTTTATTACAAATACATATATTGTATCAGATTATATCCCAATAAATCCATATTCTGAAAATGTTTCATTGTCAATTAGAATGAAAGGCGGTAAATATTTGGCTTTCTATGATAAAGACAATAATGAAATACAATCTTACAGAAGTGATACCGGACAAGCTGAAAATATTATTGGTGAACGATTTGCGCCAACAAATGCCGTATCATTTAGAGTTTGCACAATGAAATCAAATCATGCTGAATATGAAGATTACAATTTCTTTTTAAAAAAGGTTTTTTATAAGGTTAACAAAGCATTTTCATATAATGTATTACCGTCTTTGGAACTGTGGGCAGCGCAAGAAATAAACTACAATGATGGTTCTTACCCTATAAGTAAAAACTATCTATTTAGTAGCAATGGAGAGGATTTTTATTTTGCGAGAAATAAATACGGAGATGGAATTGAATTTGCATTTAAATTCGATAAAACATTGCAAAATAAAAATGCGTCCGATTATTCATGTGCAGTTTTGCCAAATGGTGATGTTATGTTTATATACAAGTCGGAAGCAGTTCCGGCAGGTACAACAAGCGATGATTGGCAATTGTCTCCAATTATATATGAAAAAAACAATAATTATAAACCTTTAATTGTTGATTTTGGAGATAGTATAAAACCTGGAGGATGGCTGCAAAATGTTGGATTTAATGCTATTTATCCATACAATTGTTTGATATTAGGAGAATATACGAGAGCAACAGCAGAAAAGGCAAGAATATGGAAAGTTGAATACCCATATAACAAAAAGGAAAATTGGAAAATAGTTAAGGAATTTGATGTTGATTATACCACATTAATACCAAATTCTATTAAACATATTCATACAATACAATTCGACCAATTTACCGGATTTGTTTATGCGTGTACGGGCGATGAAAATCAAGGTTCTAATATATGGATAAGCAAAGACGAGGGGGAAACATGGGAGTTTGTTTTTGGACCGTCTGAAAAATATTGCAGACTGTTAAATTTTGTCTTTACAGAAGATTATGTATATTGGGCAACTGATTCTCCAACGGATAGTTTGCATTTTTTGTTCAAAGCACAAAGAAATGAAAACGGCGTTATAAATGTAGGTGATGCGGAAGAATTAACACAACTATTGCAGCCGGAAACAGGTATGCTTTTGGCAACATACGGTTTGTCTTATGTTAAAAAATTAAACGTATTAATGCTGTTAGAGCGAGTTGACGGCGAAGGTTGGGAATGGATGCCTTTAAGATTGTGGGATTTAAATACAAATCAATTAAAAACAATTGGTAAAATATACAGTATTAGCGGACAAAAAGAAAATATTGGTTTTAGGTGCCAATATTTAGAATTATATCCAAAAGATGATTCAATAATATGCGGATATAATAATTTCTTTTCGTATAGAAATAAAAACAAATTATTGGGAAATGTAAATTCAAGTCTAATTGGTACAAGAATAAACAATATACTTTTAAGATTAGGATATACAGCTAATAATGTGAATATTACATTTGAAACAATTTACAAGTAATGGAAAGAATAATAAATTGGGAACAATGGCGTATGATATTCGCCACGTCGTTAAGCCCGGTTTTAGCCTATTTAACCCCCCAGCGGTGGGATTATTTAGAAAATAATTTCTTGCAAGAAATATTATAATTAACTTTATTGTTTAACAACTTTCTAAATTCTTCAAATTATGGGAGAAACTGTAGAAAAAATCTATTGTTGCGACAGAGGCGACAATGACAACGCTCTAGCAGCAGCCATCCTGGCAGGTAATAACCGCAGAGACGATTGGGGCCCTATGGCCGCCATGATGGGCGGAGGCCTCTTTTTTATTAACAATTCAAAAAGATAAGCTATATGTTGTTATTCAAAGATATAAAGCAGAATTATCCTGTATACATTCTTGATACACAGGAATTTAGCCTTATTCAAGGCAAAGCCACTCAGGTATCGTTTCCTCGATTAGAAATGAACTAGAAGACTGGCAAAACAGAGATGGTAGTAGATGTTACTATAGAGGCCAATGGAAAAATGGCAACTTACGCTATTCCTGAAAGCCACTCAGTTACCTATGCTGGACATCTTGTTCTGTCAACAGAAAAATCTGGATTGATGAGCGAAGTCGAAGCTCAAAAGGCAAATGCTGAACAGGTTTTGGCTTCTGCTTCTAAAGCTCAAAACATCATTGACAAAGCTCCTTCATTGCTTGCAGAGCTTAATCCTATGTATAAGGAAAAGCAAGAAACAGAGCAGCGCTTTGGCAAGATTGAAGGCTCTATTGGTGAGATGAAAGAACTCATGAAAAAGCAGCAGGAAATGATGGAGAATTTCATCAAAAAATTTGAAAGCTAAAAGTTATGAGGCACAGATTGAAATGCATTATAGTAAAGCATCATTCATGCGACCATCACGATAAGGAGCATGAAGATGACGAAGATGTGGTAGTAGAAAGCAGAATAGCTACTCCACATGGTGAGCATAAGGTTAAATTTGATTTGCCTTATGAGCAAACAGCGAATGCTCTTATGTCTGCAAAAGGATATTCAGAGTATGTTAAAAAGCATGGCTACCATTTTACAGATGCGCTTGCAGAGCATGTAAGTAAAATGATGGAAAATGCAAATGGCCAACAGCACACATGGACTGCAAGCCAAGTCAAAAAGTCTATGGAAAGCTTAGGATTGAGCATTCCTGACAAAGTGACAACAGGTGATGTTACCTATGTAGCTAACATGGCTTATGCAGATTTCTATCCAGACCCTCTGAAAGATGAGGCTGCATGCTTAAGGTATGCTCATAAAGTAGCCAATGACCCAGATGGGTATGATGGCATGATTTTCTGCAGATGGACTGCTGACGCAATCGGAAAAGCAATCAAGTTGGACTGGGAAAAATTTGTATAGTATGTTAGAACTGATTGAAGCAAAGAACTTTGACGGACTAATGTTTTTCATAGCTATTAGAGTTGGCATTATTTTAATCTGCTGGATTTTCATGATACTAAGCAGTATCGTAGACTTTTGGAGTGGAACAACAACAGCAAAAGCACTTGGCCAAGCATTGATGTCGCATGGATTTCGTAGAACAATTACAAAAATCGGCGATTATGTAAGGCTAATGCTTTTTGCTCTTATGTTTGATATACTTGGAAGCTTATTATCATTCTATATAATTCCATTTGCCACAATTCTATGTACTGTTGCAGTTATATATATTGAGGGTAAATCTGTGGTTGAAAATAGCAAACGTAAAAAAGCTCATGCTGCAGAAGTACCTGATATAGTTAAGCAGATTGTGCGAGCTACCACTGCCGAACAAGGTCATGAGATATTAGACAAAATAAGCCAATTGCTAGCATTAAATGAGAAAGATAAATAAAATCATAGTCCATTGCTCTGCTACTCCTGAAGGACGAGATGTTAAAACTGAGACCATACGAGATTGGCATGTGAATGGTAATCATTGGAAAGATATTGGTTATCATTATGTGGTTGAGCTCGATGGCTCTGTTCATAAAGGCAGAGATGAAAGTGTAGTTGGAGCCCACTGCTCAGGTCAAAATGCAAACTCTATAGGAGTATGCTATGTAGGAGGCATTGCTAAAGACGGTAAAACTCCTAAAGATACGCGCACTGAGGCTCAAAAGCAATCTTTACTCGAATTGCTGAAAAGCTTAAAGGCAAAATACCCAAATGCTACCATTCATGGACACAGAGAATTTGCAGCTAAGGCATGTCCCAGCTTTGATGCTAAGTACGAGTATAAAGACCTCTGAAGCACATAAAAACCATTCTCGCAATAATTTCTTATGTGCGAGAATGGTTTTTATATTAAATATGAATAATAACAAATAAAACTCAAAGATTATGCGAGAATTAGCGAGAATAATTACACTTATATTTTTAGCCACTATATTATATGGCTGTAAGTCAATTCAATATGTGCCCGTGGAAACAACGAAAAGAGATACTACTTACTTATCTCAGACCAAAATTGATAGTATATATCATAGAGATTCAATCTATGTAGAGCACAAAGGCGATACCGTGTATCTCAGTAAATATAAATACTTGTATAAATACATAGAAAAGCATGATACTCTCTGGCGAGAAAAAGTTGATACAATTCAAGTTGCATGCCCTGTAGAAGCTCGGCTTACTAAATGGCAAAAGATAAAAATTAATATTGGTGAATACCTGATAACCGCCATAGCCTTAGTAATTATATGGCTGTGTGCAAAATACTTCATAAAGCGGTAAACAACAGAAACAATATAAACAAGTCATTATTTACGCCTAAAGTGCTCAAAATTAATTACTTATATATACTGTAAACAAAGAAACAATAATTTCATTAAATCTTTTCGTATTAAAAGCCGATATTTCTTATTAACCTTAATGTTAATCGGAAATTAAGAAATTAAGTTTGAAATATATAGAGGCATTGTTTTTATTGTTTCTTTGTTTACAGCAATTTCAAAGCCGCACTAAAATTGCTGTTTAATTATTTTTAACAAATAAATTCTCAAAAAATAATGGAAAAATTTTTTTCTTTCGAGAATAGTTTGTATATTTGCATATCGAAAATAAGATAATAAAATTCACCAAAATATGGAACAATTTAATATAGGTAATGTAATTGAGCACTACAAGCTAAATACGGAAGATTTAGCGAAGGTGTTATTTCCTACTGTTAAATATCCGAAACAGGCATTTGACCGTGTGTTAAAGGGCGAAGCCAATTTGGATGTTATACAGTTAGAGCGATTGGCCAATCATATTGGCGTGCTAGTAACTGATTTGTTTTCAGCAAATACTTGGAAAGGTTCATCTGAAGATGGATGCCTAACAATGCTGAAAGGCGAATATAAAGTAAAGCTGAATTATAAAGGCGTGTACGTATCTATATATAAGAATAATGAGCTTATCCACCAAAAGCTCTCAAACGTACCAGATATGACAGTAAACGAGTTTATTAACTATTTAGATAACTTCATTAAAAATCACGAAAATGGAAACCGTTAAAATTTCTGTTGAGGTTAGCGTAAACCTGTCTGAAAATACGCAGAAGTTTTTAACTTCATTGTTTGGTAATGCTATTGCTCCTTCAGCACCTGCTGCTCCGGCTTCTAAACCTGCTCCTACTACGCCAGCTCCTGCAAAACCTACTCCTCGGCCTGCGGCACCTGCCCAGACTCAGAGCGCTGCCGAACCTGCTGCTCCGGCTTCTAAACCTGCTCCTACTACGCCAGCTCCTGCAAAACCTACTCCTCGGCCTGCGGCACCTGCCCAGACTCAGAGCGCTGCCGAACCTGCTCCTTCAGCACCTGCTGCTCCGGCTGCTTCTTCTGCCTCTAAGAGCATTGAGGATGTTCGCGGAATGCTTGCAAAGAAGGTCAATGAGCATCGTGACGTAATCAAGCAGAAACTCAATGAGCTTGGAGCCCCGAGCGTAACAAAGCTTGACCTAGCTAAGTATGATGAAATGTATAACTTCTTAGAGTCACTGTAATTATGTCGAGTACAAAGAAGTTGCAAAAAGCAGCTTATAAGTTTCGCAGAGAAAATCCAGAGCTTTATGCTCAGTGTGCTATTCAATGTCATTATTTGGCAAAATTGATAAAAGAATATGGCTCAAGCGACAAGTAGTACTAAACCACAGAAACATAGCCAGAGGAGTCATGCACTCCTCTCGGCTTCTGGAGCAGGAAGATGGCTGAATTGTACTCCATCTGCTAAGCTTGAAGATGAATACGGAGAAAAGAAGTCTTCAGTATATGCAGAAGAAGGTACATTAGCTCATGAGCTCTCAGAGCTTTACCTGAGAAAAGATACACTTAACAGCATTAGTGAACAAGACTTTGACCAAAGGCTCGAAGAGATAATGGCAAATGACCTGTTCAGCGAGGAAATGCTTGAAGTCGTACCTATCTATACAGATTATTGCTCAGAACAATTAGCTGAAGCAAAAACTGAAAATCCGTTAGCTGTCATGGAAATTGAGCAGAAACTCGATTTGACAGAGTATGTGCCTGAAAGCTTTGGAACAGCCGACTGTGTTGTTATCAATGATAATCTTATGGAGGTCATTGACTTAAAATACGGAAAAGGTGTTCCAGTGTATGCTGAATGGAATAAGCAACTTATGCTTTATGGACTTGGAGCTTTGCAGAAATATGATACAATGTATGATATAACGGAAGTGCGATTGACTATTATACAGCCTCGCATTAACAATATATCAAGTTGGCAAATATCTGTTGAAGAACTTCGTAAATGGGCAGAAGAGGAACTTAGACCAAGAGCTGAACTTGCATTTGAAGGTAAAGGAGAACTTAATGCTGGAGATTGGTGCAGATTTTGTGCTGTGCGTAATCAATGTCGTAAGCTTTATGAGCAACAACTCGAAATTGCGCAACACGAATTTGCAGACCCAGAGTTGTTAACCGACGATGAGATTGCTGATATAGTTAAGCGTGCGCCTAAGCTTATAGAATGGGCTAATTCAATAACAGAATATGCACAAACTAAAGCGATTAACGAGAATAAGCAATGGCCGGGGCTTAAATTAGTTGAAGGAATTAGTCGACGCAAATGGGTTGATGAAGACCAAGCTTCTAATGCAATTTTTGCACGTTGCCCTGAACTTTCAGAAGATGAGATTTTCAATATGAAGCTTAAACCAATTACTTCTATTGAGAAGCTAGTAGGCAAAAAGCGTTTTGAGGAAATACTCTCAGATGTGGTTATCAAGCCACAAGGCAAACCTACTCTTGTACCTCTTGAAGACAAGAGACCAGCAATGGGATATGCTCAAGCACAACTAGATTTCAAAGAATAATAACAACTTAAATTAAAAGACAATGAGTAATCAAGTAAATTCAACCAAGGTTGTAACTGGCAAAGTAAGATTTTGCTATGTAAACGTGTTCGAGCCCACAGCTATGAATGAGGGCGATACTCCTAAGTACAATATCTGCGTTCTTATTCCTAAGAGCGATACGGCTACTATTGACAAAATCAAGAAAGCCATAGAAGCTGCAAAGGAAGCAGGTAAGGCAAAACTCGCAGATAAGAATGGCCGTATTCCAGCAAACCTCAAATTGCCTCTACGCGATGGCGATGAAGAACGTTCGGATGACCCAGCATTTGAGGACCACTATTTCATCAATGCAAACTCGATGCGTCAGCCGAGCATTGTGGACCGCTCACTCAATCCAATCATGAGCAGAGACGAGTTCTATTCGGGCTGCTATGGCCGCGCTTCAATCAACTTCTATGCTTTCAATGTTTCATCCAAAGGCATCGCTGCTGGATTGAATAATCTTCAAAAGCTTGAAGATGGAGAGATGTTGGCCGGTGGCTCAACCGCTGAAGAAGACTTTGGAGGTGAAAATGCTATGGCTGATGACGATATGATGTAATTTCCTCTCTGCATCAATGAGTATAGTAGTTTAATGATAAAACTTACTTCGGAAACCGTCTGTGGAAACCAAGTAAATGTGGGTTCGAGTCCCGCCTATACTCCTATTGGGATAGTAGCTTAATGGAAGAGCAGCGTGGTACCACTTAAAAACAACGAGAGCAAGATGCAGGTTCGAGTCCTGCCTATTCCACAATTCTATAATATCAAATAAAGAAATAATGGCAAAAAATCTTTTTATAGACGTTGAAACATATTCATCTGTAGATATTAAAGAGTCTGGAGCTTATAAGTATATTGAGTCACCAGACTTTGAAATTCTTATAATAGGATATGTTTTAGATGATGGCCCGGTAAAGATAGTAGATTTGGCTCAAGGTGAAGAAATGCCTGAAGAGTTTGAAGAAGCTTTGCTTGACCCGGATTGTGTAAAAGTGGCACATAATGCAGTATTTGAGCGCTTGAGCTTTAAGCGTATAGGATATAATGTTCCAGCAGAACAGTGGTATTGTACCTCTGTAAAAGCTGCGTATTGTGGTTTACCACTTTCTTTGGGCGAAGTATCAAAGGCTCTTAATCTTACAGATAAAAAGCTAGATACTGGTAAAGCGCTTATTAAATACTTCTCATGCCCATGCAAAGCAACTCGAGTTAATGGCATGCGTACTCGGAATTATCCTGAGCATGCTCCTGAAAAGTGGGAAATGTATAAGGAATATAACAAGTATGACGTACTTGCAGAGCGTGGGATATTTAAGAGATTAGAGGCATATATCATTCCTGATATTGAGCGCAAGATGTATGTGCTTGACCAGAATATAAACGATAGAGGTATTTTGGTTGATATGGAATTAGCAGAGTCTGCTATCGCAGTAGATAACACATATACTTCTATCTTAACGCAACATGCTCAACAGCTAACAGGGCTTGAAAATCCAAACTCACCAGTTCAAATTAGGCAATGGATTGAAAAGGCAACAGGATGTGTTGTCATGTCACTTTCAAAGGAAACAATGCCTGATTTAATGAAAGAGTTTGCAGATTAT